GCTCGGTGCCGGGGCCGGGGCCGGTGCTCGGTGCTCGGTGCTCGGTGCTCGGTGCTCGGTGCTCGGTGCTCGGTGCTCGGTGCTCGGTGCTCGGCACCGGGGCCGGTGCTCGGGGCCGGGGCCGGAACGAACGACGGCCGGAGCTCGTGAGGCTCCGGCCGCTCGCCCACTGTCACGGCCGGGGCTACAACCACTCGGCCAACGCTATCCGGCCGAGACAGTCCCGGCCGAGTCCCGGCACGCTCAACCCGGCCGGTGGCATGTCATTCACGGCCGCCCACACTGTCGGTACGTCGGCCACGTATTCCACATATAAATAGTCGCCGAGTTGGGGGGCTACTACACAATACTTCGCCCACGCCGGGGCCGGGGCTACGCAATCGTCTCCGACATCGGCCACACGGACGGCCAGAGTCTCGCCGGAGTTGCTGCCATACGTGCCGTCGGTCTGCCACTTCGGGCTATCGCCGATCATACTCTCCCGGCCCACGCTCCCGGCCTTCATAGGATCCCCATTTCAGCAAACGAACGGTAATTCCCACCACCTACCACTACGTGGTCATTTACCGGGATCCCAAGCAATAGCCCGGCCGCTACCAGTTGGGTAGTTACCGCCCGATCCTGTCGGCTCGGATCCGGGTCGCCGCTCGGGTGATTATGGGCCACCACAATAGCCGCCGAACCGACTAGGATCGCTGGCCGGAACACTTCCCTAGGATGGACTAGGCTTGAATCAAGTATCCCACGAGTGATTAGCACCGGATCCCCGATTACCCTGTGCTGTACGTCCAACATTATCACGTAGAAAGCTTCGGCCGTTTCGGACATAAAAATACCCGCCATGATAGCCGCCGCATCCCGTGGCCCACGCACACTCTGCCGCTCGGTCGTGGCCGGTGATCCTTCCCGGACTAGCCGCAGGGTACCGGCCGCCGGAGTCTGTAGCACGTACAGCTCGGCCAGCCCACGGACTACCTTTCTCGACATTGCCATTCTATCCCCCGGCCGCCGCCGGTTAGTGTGAACCTGAACAACCATTACTAGTGTATACATATTACTACAGTAACCGACGGGCCGCAAGTAGGGGCCGGGGCCGGGGCTCGGGGCCGGGGCCGATTGTCTAAGTGTCTACCAGGGTATGCACCGGCAAGGATTGCCTAGTCCGTGGCCGGGGCTCGGGGCCGGGGCTCGGGGCCGGGGCTCGGGGCCGGGGCCGGGGCCGGGGGCCGCAGCTCGGGGCCGGAACGGACAACGGCCGGAGCTTGTGAGGCTCCGGCCGTCCGTTCCGTTCCGCTCCGCTCCGGGCTACTTCACCACCGACAGCCCCCCACGCTTGCCGGTAGGCTTGGGCTTGCCGGTACGCTTGGCCGTCTCGGCCGCCGGGGCCGGGGCCGTCCCAACAATCAAATAATCGTCACTCGGGGCCGGGGCCGTCTCGGCCGTCATCCCGTCCGGCCGCACATTGGCCGCCCAACCGTCAAGTACCGCCACCGCCCGCAACCGCACAACGTCACCGGCCGCCATTACACCGACAGACACGTTATCGGTCCACGCCCCGGCACACTCCGCAGGCCAGAGGGCCGCCGGGTCCCCGAGTATTTCCCCGTAGCCGTCCGGCAGACACACCACTACGCCACCGGCCCCGATATAGACCCGAAAAAACTCGGACGGGTCGTCGTGCTCCGCCGATACGTCCGGGGCATCCAGCACGATACCCGTACGGTACACCGGACGGCCGCCGGGCCGGGCCTTGAGCATGGAAAGCACCGCCCCACGCACCCGGCCGTCAGAATCGCTGTCACCGGCCACAGTCACGAGGTCCAGACGATCGGCCAGCCCCAGCACGGCCGCCGTCCGCTCGGTCCACCGCCGGAGCTTGGCCGGATCGTGCAAAATTGCCCGTTCGCTCGGACGAAACAGGGAGACACGAGCCGCCCACCGGCCAGTTGAAATGACACCATCGCCCACGAGGGACACAAAGTTACCGGGAGTGCCACGGAGCATATCGGGATTGAGCAACCGGCCGCCGGACTGTGCCGGATCGCCGGGCCGGTGACTGTCCGGGCTCGCCGTCCCGGCCGCCGGATCGGTCCAGACGGCCGGGAGCAATCCGGCCGCCGTATTCACATTACCGGGCTTGAGCACATGCACCAGGGTCCCGGCCGGGAGAGATGTCCCGTAGTCGGGGAAATGTACCCGGCCGGGGCCGGAGACGGCCGCCGGGGCCGTCTCGGCCACCGGCACGGCCGCCGTTCCCTTCCCTTTCCCTTTCGCTTTCGTCGTCGTCGTCATCGTCACAACCCCCGTTAGAACGTAAGGAACGAACCGGCCGGGCTATCCGTCCGGGTAACCGTCACGGCCGCCGCCGCTTCCAACCGCACCGCTCGCACCGCTCGCACCGCTTGAGCCGCCGTAGCTTGTCCGTCCGCTACCGCTACCACCGCCCGAGTTACTGACGCCTCCCTAGCCGCCCGGAGCACTTGGGCCGCCGTTCCTTTCCCGTTCACCGTCGCATATATTGCCCTGTCTAGGGCCGCCTCTCGGGCCGCCTGTAGGGCCGCCGCCGCCGCCGCCGCCGCTACCGGGTGAATCGGGATCCCTACACCCGTCCGCTCGCCTTTCGCATTGCCTACCCGACTCGCCGGGGCCGCCGGGGCCGTCTCGGCCGATTCCAGAGACGTTAGAAACGCCTCGGCCCGCTCGGCTAAATCGGACGCCGCCGCCGCCGTCACTTTGCTTCGAGCTTTCGCCACACTCCCCCCCGTTGTTGTTGGTTGTGCCCACGGGTCCCGGCCGTCGGCCGTCCGGCCCATCCGTTCGTACACCGCCGCCCACTTGTCCCGCCGGGCTTCCCGATCGTCGGCCCGCCGTGCTTCGTCGGCCCGTATTGCTTTGATGTCCACCGTAGCCACTCCCCAACGGGATTGCCCGTAGTCGGTCGCTAGGTCACGGTGGTCGTACCACCAATTCCAACCGGTATTGTCCAGAGTGTACCGGCCTTCCGGCCAGTCTGCCGGGTCGTGTGGGCAATCGGTACCGGGGCCGGTGACGGGCTCCGGCAATAGCTCTAGGCCGTAGCCGTTCCCGTTATGCCGCACGTCGTCGGCCCGTAGCCGAGTACACTGTGCCGCTAGGGCCGTGGCCCGTTGAGCCGTCGTATACTCGTTGAGCCGCTTGATCGTCAAGCCCTGATTGTATCGGCTTGTGGTGTGCTTCTTCACGACACACCACCGGCCGCCGGGGCCGTCTCGGGTAGGGGCTCGGGGACTACCACATAGTCGGGCCGGTACTCCACCGCAGTGTCCCGCAGTAGGGAAAGCACGGCCGCCACCGTCGCCCAATTAACGCCGTATATCTTACGGCCCGCCTCGGTCGTCAAGCCGAACACCGACGCCACCGCTAGGCACGCCGCCTCACGGCTACCGCACAGTAGGACGCCCGGCAGATAGGGAGCCGACACTATCCAAGCAACCCACGCCGGGAGCCCGCTACTACCAACCCACCAACTAGCCGATAGGCCGCCCACGGGCACGGCCGTTAGTACCGGATCCGCACTGTGACACACGATATTGGAATATCGGCCGCTCGCCTTGAGCACGCCCGGCAAGTCTCGGAACGCACACGCTAGGACGGCCGAACCGCCACGGATCGGGACGCTACCGGGCACGGCCGGGGCTCCGGGCACGGCCGCCGCTTCGGCCGCCGTCAACATGGCACACCACCGGCCGCCGGGGCCACGATCGCCGGGGTGACGACCGATACCCGGCCGTAGCCGCAGGACGCCACGGCCGCCGCTATCGCCTCACGGGCCGGAAGGTCCACGGCCGCCCGCTCACGTACGCCCCAGAACGTCGCCACGAGGATTCGGGCCGATTGAACCGACTCAGTCCAATAGTCGCCCGCTTCCATCGTCATTACGTACACTCCGGCCCACGCCGGGATAGTCGGCACATATGCCGGGTTCCCGTACCAACTCGGCACGATCGACACCGGCACGCCGACCGCTACCGCACGGCCGCCGCTGTCGGCCACGAGCCCGTGGGCTTCCATCATCCGGAGCTCTAGGCCACGATCGCACAGACCGACGGCCGGTGAAAGCTCACGCCCGGCCGCCACGAGGGCCGGGACGGCCGCCACCGTCACCGGGGCCGCCGACGGTGGCAGTAGGATACGACGGCCGCCCGTCGGCAGTACCGGAATGATCCGGAGCCGTGGCCCCATCGTCAACCGCCGGGCCGTCACGACAACACCTCGCACCGGCCGCCGGTAAGAGCCGCCACGATCGCCGCATATCCGGCCAGCTCGGCCGCCGTCGGGAACGTCTCGGCCTCGCCTTCCAATGCCCACACGAACGCCAACGCCATCCGGGCCGTCGCTTCGGTATTGCACACGAGTACACCGGCACCGTCTAGCCACTCGGCACCGGCCGCCCACGACGCCCACGACGGCATGGGCCGGAGCCCGGTAACATCCCATTTCTGGCCGTCGGCATCATAGGCCGACATAGCCCACGCCGAGCCGAGAGACGACACGTTCCCCAGAGCCGCACCGAAGTAGGCCCAACACTCCGGCCGGGCTTCCTCGGCCGTGGCCGTACCCACAACACGGGCCACTTTCGCCACCGCCGCCACCGCCGCCGCCGTCATTACCATTTCCAACCGCTTGACTTGTCCCATAATCCCCCCCGGAGTGTATGAAAGCAACCGCCAACCACCAACCACATGTAAACATATTACTACACTACCGCACTGCCGTCAATCCCCCCAGACGTTACCCGGCCCGACACTGTGGGCAATCGTCGCACACCCCGGAGCCGTCTAGCACGCCGATTGCTCCGTGATCGCACACGCCGACGCACCCGGCTACCGGGGCCGGGGCCGCCACCGGGGCCGGACTACGCCGGACGCCGACTATAGTACGCCGACGCCCGGCCGATCGCTTTTCCGGTACCGGCACCACTTCGGCCCGATAGGGCCACCACCGGGCCAGATCATCGACATACCCGGCCGCTTCACGTTCCGTGTCCCAAGGTCCGACCCGGCACGGGCCACCACTACACACCGTCACCACATAGTAAAGCATGCCCCCCCCGTCCGCCGACGGTTAGTGTTCTCGTTGTCCTCTGTTTACAGACTACTACACCAGGCCACGGAACGCAACGGCTCTGGGGCCGGGCCGATTGTCCAGGATGTTTACCAGGGTTGCATCCGGCAAGCTTTGCCTAGTCCGTGGCCGGGGCTCGGGGCCGGGGCCGGGGCTCGTGGCCGTGGCTCGGGGCCGGGGCTCGGGGCCGTCTCGGCCAGGCCCGCGCGCCGCGCGCGGAACCGGCGGCCGCTAGGTCGGTGTCGGCTCGGCCAGGACGCGCGCCCAGTCCCAAAACGGGCGGCCGCGCGCCACTTCGACGAGCGGGGTTGGGTACACGACCCGGTGCGGCGTTTCGATGCGCCGATCCGCGCCCCGGCCCACGATCGCGCGCACCGGCACCTCGCCGTCGTCGTTCAGGAGCGGCGCTAACGCGCTCGCGGGCACCAGGAACACCGCGCCCCCATCCGGCGCACATTCGGCGTCCAGGCAGGCGTAGAACGCGATCCCGCCCGCCTCCGCAAACCGCATGAGCCAGGCGACTTGCCCCCGGATCCGGCGCACATCGCGCGGGTCGAGCTTCGGCGCGAGGACCGCGATGGTCAGCTTTGCTTTGCCGGTCGCGCCCTTGGCGTCGAACGCGACCGGCCGGGGCGCGCCGTTGACGGTCACGAGGCCGACAAAATCGGGCGCGAGCCCGCTTGCCGTCCGGCGCACGTTGCCAGGCGCGCCGCGCGTCTTTTCGCCCACGGCCGCGATCACCGCCACCCCGTCATGCGCGTAGCGCAGATGGGCGCGGTTCAGCATTTCCTCGAACCGCTCGCCGGAGCGGTTGCCGGCCGCTCCGGCGTGGGCGCGGGTCGCCGTATCAAGCGCACTCACCGGGTCGAGCGCGTACCCACCGCGCGGCAGCGCCACCGTTGCCGGCATAAAGCGTCGAGCGCGCATTACAGCGCCCGGTCCGTGTGACTCTGTGCCCGCAGCCGTTCTAGGGCGCGCCGTTCCTGCCGCGACGGCTGGCGCATGATCGGCGACAGCGGCGCCGGCGGTTCGTCCTCCGCAAACGCGTTCACCGCATCCACGAGCCGCAGGACGGCGAGCGGCCCGTGGGCGGCCGTCGAACCGGGCAGCGGTTCGATCACGCCGTGCTCGTTCACGCACCGCGCGTCGAGAAAGGCGTCGAGCGCCGTGGAGCCCACGAGGAGCAGCGTTTCGACCATCGCCACCGGGAGCGTGCAGTTCGCGGCGCCCTCCAGGAGTGCGTTTTGCGACTGCGCCAGCAGTGCCCGGAGCCCCAACCGGGCGACGTTCAGGCTGTGCAGCCGTCGCTCCATCTGCTCGGCATCGCCGCCGGGCGGGGCGTCCAGGTCGGGCAGCCGGGTCGCGGGGTGCGCATTTGGTGCACCGGGTGCGGGCGGGGCCGACACGGGGCGGCCGTTGGCGTCAAAGATCATCGGGTACACCGGGGGTTTTTGAGAGTGAAAACGTCGCCAAAATGGCGGCGACCGAGTGCAGCGGCGCGCCGACCCGTTGCGGGGTGCGAGGTGCGGTATTCCAGCCCAAATCAGCGGGCGGATCGTGGATTTGGTGCTTTTGGTGCACCGGGTGCGGCGTGTGCAACTCGCGCGGCATCGGCAACGGGCGGAGGTCGAGCCGTGGCCCGGTGCCCAGGCCGGGGCCGGGGCTGTGGCTGTGGCTGGTGGTCGATTCCCCGAGCGGCGGCGGTGGCGGCGCGCCCTGCAAGGGAGCGCAAGCCGGCGACGACGACGCGGACTTTTCCTCCCGCGCGTTGTTGCTGTTGCGGTTTGAGATCGCTAATCCGCTTGGGCTCTTTGGCAGAGCCCGCGTATTAGCTCTTTCTGTTGTTCTTACTTCTGTAGGCGCTATGCGAGATGCTATGGAAGATGCTTTGCGACTTGCATTGCGAGTTGCTTTGGAAGTTGCATTGCGAGTTGCAATGCTCGGCGGTTCGGGCGGGTTCTCGCCTCCCTCATGTGATACGTGAAGGGGTTCAGGTAATGTGTCACGTGAGGCGTCACCGGCCGCGTCGTCAGGCGTGTCTGCGGTGTCATTTCCCCTATGACGCGCCGCCCAACCGCCCGACGCGCCGGCGGCCGCCCGCTTCTCGTATTTCTCGCGCTGTTCGTCGAACACCTCGGCCACCAGCGCCGCGATGCGCCACCCTGCTTCGGTCACCGGGAAGTGCAATAAAACGCTCTCGCGATGGCGCTTCCACCGGGCCGAACCGAGTCCACTTACGACGCTCAAAATCGCGTCAGAATCCGGCAAATGTGCGGGATAGTCGGCGTTCACCCAGGCCGCGCAGTTGAGCCGCATAATCGCGGCTTGCGCTTCCGGGGCGAGCAGTTGCGTCCGTTCCAGCCATTCGGTCGGGTTGAACGGCCACCAGGTCAGTAAGGGCCGTTTCACGGCGCGTCCCCCGTATCCGGGCTGTTGTGTGGGCTGTCCGAGGATTCGGCCAGCGAGGACTCGTACCACGCGCGCAAGGCCACGCGCTGCGCCAGCGTCGGCGGCTGGGTGGGGTCGTTCAGGACGATCACCACGCGTTTGCCGGCCTTCGGCGCCGGCGTAGCTCCTTTCACGCCCGCCATTGTGATGCGGTTGTACACGCGCGCGCCCACCGTCAGGGGCTCCGGCTCCGGAAGCGGGTCGAGCGTGGACCCGCCCGGCGGCAACTCGATGGTAATGCGCGGCCGCTCCTTCTGTCCCGCCAGATATTCCCGCGTCGCTTTCATGCGGATCGCGTGTGTGCGCTTCTTCGACGGCGGCCGGACGCCCACCCGCTGACACGCCGTACACACCGACGAAATCGCAACGCCGCACGCGGCCGCCGCTTGCGTCGCCGTCGCCCCGGCCGCCACCATGCCCACCGCCCGGTCGATCACCTCCGGCGCGATCTGGCGCCTCGGTCCTCGGGGCGGGTGGTTCTCCCCGGTCGTCACGGTTGGACCGCCCGTAGCACGCTCACGGCCGCCGCCCACACCAGCCACCACGCGGCCAGGCCGGCACCCACAATCAGCGCCCACACCACCGCGATTTTCAGCGCGTCCAGCCGCCGGACGCGCCAGTAATGGGCTACAGCCGTCGCACCCTTCGGCTTGCCTTTCGATGTGGCGCTCATTTCGCCACCTCGGTCGTGTACCGGCGGCCGTGCGTCGCGGGTTCCGTCGCGCCCTGCTGCCGGGCCGCCTTGGCCGCCTCCATCGCGCGCTGCGTCCGGTACGGCACTGTCAGGGCGAACACGACCGGCGGCCGGCCACCGCGCGGCGTCGTCAGCCCAGACGGCTGCGCCTCCACCACCTCGGCATGCACCAGGTTGTACAGAATCAGACTCGTCTGATACCGCGACAGGCAGATCAGGAGCGCGATTTCCGGCACACTCAACCCTGCGTCGCTCCGGGGCTCCAAAATGTCGATGATTTCGCGTTCCCGCGCGGCTTTCGATTTGATCGACAGCGGGCGGCGCCGGCCACGACCGTCCGGGTTGGGCAAGCGCGGGGCGTCGTCGTCAGCAAAGGCGATCGGATCGGGCAACGTGGGCATGAGACACAGGGCGAGGGGGACGCGGCCGGCAGGGAAGGGGCGCCGCTCCACAGCATCTATGCACTTCTGTGCATAACGTGTAGCGGAACCCGCATAAACTACCCTGTTGCGCTCGCCGCGCCAACTGTGGCCCGGTTCCTCGCACTTTGTGACGCCGATCACGGCGCGCGTCACGGCGCCGCCTCGAAGATCGGCGAGCGGCCCCGGCGCTCGTCCGTCCTTCGGACACACCCGTCGTGCATCAGCGTGAACACCGCCGCTCGCACGCCATGAAACCCACAACCCACGGCCGCCGCCAGGTCGTACATCGTCATTGCTCCGTTGAGTTCTAACCGCGCCAGCACTGCATCGCGGCGCCGCGTTTCTTCCCAAATCGTGACCGCATCATGCGTGCCCACCGGCTGATACGCTACCCCCGCTTGGCGTAACGCGTGCCGCACCATGCCGCGCGTCGCCCCAGGCACCGCCATGAGCCGCCGAGGATCCGTCTCCCCGGCGTCCGCCATCTCGCGCAACCGCTGCCCCAGCGGCGACGGACGCCGCCCAGGCGCACCGCGATCAAGCGCCTTGCGTTCGTGGCGGCTCATGGTGCCCCGCGCGGGTCCGCGTGCCGGTCAGGCGCGAGCACATGCGCTGCCATCTGCGTGTACCACGCGGCCTTCGCCGCATCTTGCGCCGCGTCGTCCTTCGCGCCCGTGCGCCATGCGTATTTGATGGCGTTGCCTCGGCAAAACGCGACGAACCCGGCCTGTCCGAGCGCGGACCGAATGGCGTCAATGCACTCGATTGACCCCTGCGTATAATGGGCAGGGCGGTTGATGGCGTCGCTCATGGCGTCGGTCCGAGTGCCGCTATAAAGCGGCGTCCGATCCACTCCGTGACGACCGACCCGACGCCATTGCCGCACAGCCTGTACCGTGCCGTATCGCTGAGGGCGTATGGGGTGCCGTCCTCGCGGGTGCCGGTCGCCGTGTGCCCATCCGCCCACGACATCAGTCTTTCGCACTCGCGCGGCGTCAGGCGACGCGGGCGGGGGTAGAGTGCCAAGGTAGTGTTGCCCACGACGATCGGATGCGACGAACCGACGCCGGGTGTCCGCAACGCCGGAACCTCGATGCTGCACTCCGCCATGCTGCCGCCCGCACGGCCACGAAGCGCCACCACGATCGGTGTCCCGCGTCCCGTGCCGTCCTCGCTCGCGTCGCACCCCTCGCTCGTCAGCGCGTGCGTGATGTCGCCGGTGGCGCTGACGACGCCCATCCCCGAAGAGGTGACGCCCAAGCACGGCGTTGCCTCGACTGCGCTAACCGGGTCTTGTGTCAGGTGAAACGCGATGGCCAGGACCACCGGCGTATTGTCGTAGCTGTCGCCCGCGCCCTTATCTCTGCCACCAACGACCAGCGTCTGCACGATCGCCTGCTGCGGGACGACATGCGGCGCCGCATCGCCCGCCTTCCCGACACTTGCCGTCAGTGCCACCAGATCAGATGGCGCACCGACAGTCTTGTTGTCTCTCGTGTAGTATCGCGGCTCAAACGCGAAGACCGCCTGCTGCGCCCCAGCCTGCAACGGGACCACCTGGATGCCGCCACTCAACTCGAAATCCGTGCCTAATCCGCCGCCACCTTGAGTGCGTGCGCTAAGGCTGCCGGTAACAGCTTCCCGCGACTGCTCGCGCGGCGAAGGATGCCCGCACAGGCTTTCGGCGAGAGCCAGTACTTCGGCGGGATCGACGCCGCCGGTTCGAGCAGCGACGACAAAGACGCGACGCCGCCGCTGGGGCGGTCCGAAGTGCTGCAAGTCGAGCACACGCCACGCGGCCACTCCGGTCGCGCCAGCAACCACACCCGCGCTTGTCCATTGTTTGGCAGGGGCAGCGACGGGGGATCCCACGAGGGCTGATAGGATGGCGGCGAAATCTTCGCCTTTGCTGGATGACAGGGCTCCACTGACATTCTCCCAAAGAAAGTAAGGCGCTTGGGTCTCTTCCCATGCGCGAATCTGTTCGTAAAACAATCCCGATCGTGCGCCCGCGAGCCCGGCGCGCTTCCCAGCGACGCTCAGGTCTTGGCAGGGCGAGCCGCCCGCGACGAGACCCACGCGGCCGGCGTACTGCGTCCAATCCACTTTCGCGACATCACCGTGCAGCGGCACATCCGGCCAGTGGTGCCGGAGCACGGCGCGGGCGTGCGGCTCTATCTCCGCATGGGCGACGGCGGTCATGCCTGCGGATTCGAGCCCGATGCTCAGGCCGCCAGCGCCCGCAAACAATTCGATGTATCTCACGGCGTCGCCTCGTTGTCAGCGGTGGTTGCCTGCCGCATCAACGCAAACACATCATCACGGATCGGGGAGCAATAGACCGTCTCTCCGGGCCCGTTGAACGCCTCGCACGCGCAGACCGGCCCGCACGGTGTCACGCGCTTGGTCTCGACGCATACGCCCGATCCCTCGGCGGCTTCTTGCAGCCACCAGCCGTCGATGTCGCCACGCTCCCCGCCGTGCCACTGCGTCAAGACGGCGAGGGCGAACGATTGTAGTGCGATCTGTGCGTCGGTCATAGTCCGCCCCCCGCTTCCGCCCGTGCGGCGGCAAGGAATACCCGAGCACCGTCTCCCGCGACGGTCAGGTAGTGCGCTCGCACCGTGCCGCCGAAGGGGTCCACCGGGTCGGGCTGGCTGAGGTACAGCGCAAACGCCATCAGCTCCAACCACGCAGCCGGCGGGTCCTCGCAATCGGCTAGCGTGATGGCGATCGACGGCACGTGCGGGGCGTCTGTACTGAACATCGTGTCAAATCGTTCCGGTGTTTCTAACTCGTCAACGAATCCGTATACACCGCCGTCGTTGTCAATCACGCATCGCTGCGCCTTCACGCGCTTACTCATCACACCTCCGACTATCGGTTATTGGTGTCGCCGCCGGCCCATCGCACCACCGGCCACGCCCGGCGTTGTGCTGGCTCTCGCGCGACCGACACCGCTCCACCTCACCCCAGGTGCCGATCACGCGGCCACTGAGCGTCAGATTGTCACCGACACGCCGCACACGCTCGATTACGCGCCCGTGCATCAGCACATCGTGCCAGGTGACACGCGGCGGCCCGATCGGGTGCTGACTTTGTACGCCGGCGTTTTGGCACCACAGCGACGCTTGGCCTTTACTGACGCCGACCGAGCGCGCCACCTCCGTGATCGCTTCCCCCTGCGCCACTCGATCCACAACCGCCTCGCGGAACGCACACGTGTACCGCACATAGCGGTGCGGCGGTGCCACGCCCGCCTCGCGTCCCCACCGCCGTACCGTGTCGCTATCGAGCGCCAACGACTGCGCGACCGTCGCCACCGGCGTGCCCTCACGCAGCGCGCCCACGACGCGCTGCTGCAACGCGCGCAACCAGGGCGTCGTCATATTCCCTTCTCGCCGGGCCGGGCCGGCCGGTACAGCACGACGCACCCAATGCGCTGCAACGCGTACACCATGCATCGCAGCGGCAACTGCACCACGCCGCACACAAGCGCCAGCCCTAACGACACCACGACCGGGCAAACGATAAGTACGGTCAGCACCGAATCGACGACGTACCCCCCGCGAGCGCGCACGCGCCGCGCCACCTTGCCGCGCCGGTCTAGGTCGTCCTCACTCGCGGCCATCTGGTAATCGTGCATTTTGCTTCGCGCGTCCACCACGGCAACACGCACCGCTTCAATCACCGAAAACAAATCGTACCTTCTTCTGTTGAACGCGATCATGGCGCACGCTCCGCTCGATCGCACACCTCACGGCCGGCACCCCGCGTCTGATCCGTCTCGGCGTCGGGCAGAATGAGGATGCGGACGGGGTTGGAGATCTTCGACCACGGCTCGGAGTGCAGGAGTGAATCTTGCGGCCTCGCGGACGGGAAGGAGATATACCGCTTCTGCTCCACCGCGCCCATCGTCACGAGTTGCGCGACCAGCGATGCGACGGTGACGGGCGTGTCGGCGGGTGTCTCCGGCCGGGCCTGTAACGCCAACGCGATCGCGTCCAGCTTGCGCGTTAAGTTCTCAGCCCGCTCGCGCTCACGTTCAGCCGCTACCCGCCAGCGCAGCTCACTGGCCGTTAGCTCGATCACACGATCCGCGTTGACGGCGGCGAGGTACGGGTCGTGGATGGTGCGTCTTTTTTCGTCCAGTGCCCCACGCAAGAGCATGATGCAGTCGCGCAGCCCGCGGTGACGCGCACTGCCGGTTCCCAAGTCTATGAATGGCCCGTCCGACAGGCCGCAGAAGGCGCACGTTGTTTCGGTGTCGGTCATACGTCCCGTCCCACCGCACACATGCGGCGCACCAGATCCTGCGCGGACGCTTGCATGGTGACGACTGTCGGGGCGAGTGCAGTCAGTGCCGCAGCCCATGCCGCAGCCAGTGCCGCAGCCAGTGCCGCATCCGATGCCGCATCCGATGCCGCATCCGATGCCGCAGCCGATGCCGCAGCCCATGCCGCAGCCAGTGCCGCATCCGATGCCGCCTCCGCTGCCGCATCCGATGCCGCCTCCGATGCGGCATCGGAGGCCGCAGCCCATGCCGCATCCGATGCCGCCTCCCATGCCGCAGCCAGTGCCGCAGCCCGTGCCGCATCCGATGCCGGGGCCCGTACCGCGCGCCCGTCCGCAGCCAGTGCCGCCTCCGATGCCGCAGCCGATGCCGCACCCGCTGCCGCATCCCGAACGACCTGCGACTGTAAAAGCGCGGCCGAGTCGGTGAGTGGTGGCAGTGCCGCCAGCGCGTCCGCGTGCGTGACGAGTGCAGGCGTCAGGCGCAGAAATGCGGGCAGGTGTGTACGACACAGCCAGTCCAGCGCCAGAAACCCACGCGCCTGAGTGTCTGCGTCCGTTGTCCGCGTCCCGATCACGCCCGGCAGGAGCGGGCCAATCAACCGCGTGCGGCTCGCTTCGTCTGGGAGCACGTCGTTCCAGTAGCGCAAAAATGCGTTAATGCTCCGGCAACTGCACGCGGGGTCATCGCTCCACGGCTCGCCTGCCACGTACGCGACCAGCTGCATCGCACACATCGCGGAGTGGTCGCCGTGCTCTCCTTGCGCCAGCGGCGTTGTCGTCAGCGTCGTGATTTGTTCAGGGGTAAGTGTCATTCCCAAAATCTCCGGCTGCTCGGGGTTCATGTCGCGCCGCATCGCGCGTTCGAGGCGGCGGCTGGCGGACCATCCGGGCATACCGGCGTAGCCAGTGCTCACGCTGCGCGCGGGTGGGCGTGAGCCCGATCAAAAACAAAACGCCGAGGACGGTCAGGGTCACTGTGGCGGTCGTGCTCATGCGGCACCGCCGCCCGGCTTCGTCGCTGGCTCCATCACTCCCCCGCCTCTCGTGTTGGTTTCGTGCCCACGCGCCGCGTCGTTGCGTCGAATGGATTGCCCTGCCCGCCCGCCTCGTTGCCCTGCACCGCAAACCCGCGCGTCGCGTGATCGGCCGCGTGCGCCTCGGCCTCTGCGTACAGCCGCCGCATTTCCTGACAGGTCACCAGGAGCCCCGCCAGCAGCAGCCACGCGCACACGCGATACACATGCAATGCGCGCCGCTCCCGGCCGCTCACGCCGACACCGCGACGCGCGTCGCGATCACGCGCGTCCAGAGCGTTTTTTTTGTCGTGAATCCCACGAGCGATCGCGTCACCAATCCCCGCTTTTCCAACCGGCGCAGGGCAAGCGTCACGCTTGACATATTCAGCGGCCCCTCCTGCCGCAGCAGCGCCGCCAGCACCGCCGTCGTGTGCGGCCGCTGTCCCAGGTATTCCAGCACATGCGCCTCGTTCGGCGTGATCTGTGGCGGCACTCCGCCGAGCGTGATCTGTGGCGGCACTCCGCCGAGCGTGATCTGGTCGGTGTCGTACAGCGTGCGCCCCGGCCGGCCGATCGGTTTCGGAATCATCGGCCGCCTCGCGATCCGGCGTTGTATCCGGCGCCGGGCGGGATCGCACGCGCTGGGTAGCGGCCATCGGTCACCGACAGATCCCCAGAGCGGGCCGAGCACCACGCAAAATGCGGGGTGCCCTGCCCTCCCTCGGTCGCCGTGGGCGCCTGGCCGCTGCACCCAGACTCCACGTTGACCGGCACGCGCTTGAGCCCCTTGGTGGCCCAATAAATGCGGCCCCCACAGTGTTTGCAGGTGCCCGGACGCTCGCCCGCCTGCACTTCGAGCGGTTCCATGCGCGCGTCGTCCATGCGCGGCACCGGCTGTATCCGACGGGCTCGATTCGACAGCATCGCCTAGACCCGCGCCGCGCCGAACCACACCGGCAACTCGGTGTCTTGCGCGATCACCAGCGCATTTTGGGCCGCGATGTGCTGCACCAGCGCGTCGGGGCGGTATAGCTCGTACTGCCATTCAATGCGGCCTCCGTTGACGCGGTACGCGAGCCGCGCCGGGACCGTGTAGGACGGTCCCCGGTAAAACACCGGGATTTGTACGGCGAACAGCGTCGGCACCTTGAGCGGCACGCCCGCCTGCGCGGCTTCGTGTTTCTCCTGGAACGTCACGCTCACCTCACCCGTGGCCGTCGTCACGGCTTCATGCACCGTGGCGTCCACCTTGACGCTCAACTGCCGCGCCATGCGCAGCATGTCGGCCGGGCGGCCGATGCTCGTCTCCAACCGCGACGCCAGATCGGCCAGCGTCGGATCCCCGTTGCCGTCCACAAGCTCCAACGCGCGCGCTTCGATGAACCGCGCAAACTCACCCTGCTTCATCCACGAACCGGCGCCCTTGTGCCACACCAAAAACTCCGGCGCGTACGTCATCGCGAACCGGGCTAGGTGCTGCTGAAAGCTCGGCGCGTTGCCACCGGCGTGGTCGTACACGCAGGTAAACGTCGGCGTCGCCGGGTACGTCCCCGCGCAGTAGATCGCGCTGTCGTCACGCTTAAACCGCTCCACATGCTGCACGAACGACACCAGATCGTCGAGCACCGTCACCCCGAGGTGCGCGCGCGGCTGTGTCGGCAGGTTCGCCACCAGCGGCGCCAACGATTGGAGGCGCCGGCCCTCCGGCAACACGATGAAGTGCGCGCCCTCGGTCGGACTGTTGCCGTTGGTCGTGACCCGCGCGTACTCGGCGCGGCTCAATCGCTCGAACACGTGCGCCATCGCGGCCGCCTCGGTCGTGCCGTGTTCGTCCTCCATCGCGTCCGCGTCGATGGAGCTGAGGGGCTGGTGCTCTATGTTGCTGCTCACGGCATGACTCGCATTTTCGGGGCGTCCGGAACCGTCTCGGCCGGGAGTGGCGCGGGCTCGGGGGACGCGACAGGAACAGGAACAGGAACCGGGGCCGCGATCGGGCTCGGGACCGGCGGCGCGGCGACCGGCGACGGCATCGGCATCGCAGCCACCGGGGCCGTGCCGTAGACCGTTTCGACCGCCATCCCGGCCGGCGTGTAGGCGTAGGACGCGCCTTCGACCGTCGCGGCTTCGATCAGCGCCGGGCGCACCTCGTCGGGTGTGAACATCTCCGACTGACGGCCCTTCGCGCCCGCTTCCAGGACGCCCTTCGCCGAGGCGAACAGGAGCGTACCGGGGCGCTTCGACTTCGGCAGATCGGTCTTGAGCGCCGTCACGCAAATATCCACCGTCGAGCGGTCCATCTGGATCGAGAACGCCAGCGACAGCTTGCCCTTCGGCTTGTCGATCCCGTGCCGCTCGGCGCGGTGACAGGCGGCCACCACCTCGGCGATCTTCGTCGTGACATCCCGGAGGAACTGCCCGCCTTCGAGCGCGGCAAACAACTCGTCCGCTTGCATCCCGTCCGTTTCCGTCGCCGGGAACACCGGGAGGCGGCTCACGGGCGCACCCGGCCACGGCCGGAACGGGCGGCGTGCGTCGGGGCCGGCGCATCGAACAGGCTCCCGCTCAGGTACGCCGCATCAAACCCGGCCGACGCATACGGGGCGACATCCTGCCACCACGGCGCGCCCGCGCGCTCGGGGCCGTCGCCCAAGAGCGCGGCCGTGACGGCATCGCTCACCACGGCGCACATCGCCGGCCCACACTGACCGTCCGGCCCGACCGTGATCTGAAACCCGGCGCCCGTCTCAAGCGCCCGGCGCGCCCACGCCACGGCCAGCACCGTCTGTCCCAACCACTCCACCAGGGCCGCCATCATCGGCGTGTGCTCCCCGTGATCGAGTGACGCGGCGATGTCCGGGGCACCGATCCCGGCCTGCCGCGCCAGTTGCTCCCACACCGCGCGCGGTGCGAGGTCGAGCGGGCGCAACGCGCTCGCCGTTGAAGCGGCGCGGGCATCAATCCGCATCGGACACCCCGGCGGCGGCCGACACTGCGTTCTCTTGCGTACGCTCGACTTCGGCCAGCAACTGCCGGGCGATCGACACACACGTACGAATTGCGGACTCGTCGATCCGGCCGGGCAACTCGGCCGTGCCGGCCAGGATCGCGGCCGCCGCGTCGGCGACCATGTACACGTTCTGGCTGAGCGGGAGCGCGGTGGCGCCGATCATCTCGCCGATCGGATCGGCGGCCAGTAGCGCGTCTACTTCGGTGTTCTGTTCGAGACTCGGGTCGATCGGGGACTCAGTGCGGCTTGGCATTGTGTGCAACTCGGAAGGAGGGAAACCAACAGGGACCACCAGGGACAGCGACCTACAACGGACACGAACGGGCGCGCCAGATCGCGGCGCATTGCCTTACATACTCCCGCACCACGAGCGGCGACGTACCGAGCGGCAACAGGTCGGCCGAGAGCGGATCTATCTGCGGCACCGCCGGCAGGGTCGCGTCGCTCACCACCGGCATCGAGTGCCCCGGACGAAGGCGCGTCACCATCGCGCCCACCATGACGCGCTCCCACGCGGGGCCGGACACAATGCCGTCCGTCACCGGCTCCCCTTCCAGCAAATCGCGCAGCAGGAACGCCGCCAGGAACAGCCGCTCCGTCGTCGAAAGCGGCTCCAACGACCGCGCGCCGGGCGCGGCCGGGCGGCGCGCGCACTTGCTGCACGTTTCCGGGTACGGTTTCTGTGGCAGCAGCCACCCGCACGCCGGACAGGTGCGCGATTGCGCGCCGATCCGGGGCGGGCGGGGGGCCACGCTCCCCGTGTCGTCGGTGTCAGAAGGGAAGCCCATCTTCTCCGTCGGCGAGAATGTCGGCCGTGCTTCGGCCCGCATGGGGCGCCCCAACCGGCACCGGGGCGCCCCGTTCCGGCACCGGGGCGCCCCGTTCCGGCCACGGCTTCGCGGGCGGCGTATTGTCGTACTTCCGGTACTCGGGCGACCGGCCCGACGGCTTCTCGAACGACCGCACTTCACCGGCCAGGGCATATTCGCGCGGCGTGCGGGCTTCCACCCCATCCGGCGCGCTGATGTGGCTCCCGGACGGCAGCACGAGACGACTCGACGCGCGGCGCACCCGCACGCCCCCCTCGGCCGGCGGCGTGGCGCCCGGATCCTCCACCGGCTCCGATCGCATCGCGGCGTCCGCGTCGGCCATCGTCAGCAGCTCGCCCGGCCGTTCGTCGTATCGGTTCGCCAGGTAGAGGCCGAGCGTTTGCGGTAAATACTTTTGCAGCGCGCGCACCGGCGTCTTGCGCGCCCACCAGGGCCGCATGGGGCCGGCCGCCCACTTTTTGCTATGCTCCCGCCGAATCGCTTCGAGCTGCGCGGCCGACATCACTTCGCTGATAACCGAGCCGCCCCGCATCACGGCCACCGCATAGCTGCCGACGATCGCCGCTGTTTGATCGCGCCAGCCGACGCGATGCACGATCTTGGGCTCCGTGCCCGCCCACACCTCGAAGTGCTCGCCGTCGCGGATCACGTTCGCGAACACGCTCTGCACCTGACCCGTGGCGATCGCCAGCTCGACGTAGCCCCGGTAATGCACGATCATCGTGCAGGTTTTCTTCGCGGCGTCGCGCTCCTTGAAGGGCACGAGGAACACCGTGCGGCCGAGCGTCAGCCCGGTCTGCGCGGCTTGCACCAGCGCCGTGAGGATCGACGTACTCGAACACTCGTAAATGTCCGAGTTATTCATAGCCGTCACGAGCGCGCCCCACATCAGTTGCTCGTACGTCACTTCGTGCGGTAGAAACGGCTCGACCGTCTCGCGCATCTTTTCCAGGCGCGTGCGCAGTCCTTTCTGCGCAACACTCTCCTGCTCGGCTGTGAGTTGCTGTGCCATTACTCCCCCCGTCACGCGCCCGGCTCTTGTTGCCCCCTAGCGGCGCCGAACGCCCCGCGCTAGGTTCTTCGGTGTGCCCGATGGCAAACGCCGTCGTCTCACACCCCCCGCCCCATCAGATGCCGCCGCGTCTGGTGGGGCTTGGTGTTTGTGCCCTCGACGCGGCGACCTGCGCGGCCGGTCGTACCACGGAACGCCACACCGGCCGACGCGCCGGATGTTCGAGCTTCCAGACCTCCCACAACGCGCGCGCCTCGATCACCTCGCCACGCCGCCCCGCGTGCCACGCCACGCGAACCGGCGTCGGTACCTTGGGACCGTCGGGCCACGCCTCGCCAATCGCCGCCCCAGCCGCCCCGGCCGCCCAGGCCATCACAAGCGGCTGCGGTCGGTGCCCGCTCAGAATCCGCGACGCATGTTGTACCGAGTAGCCCGTCGCCGCCGCCACCCGCTCGACCGCGCCCCGGCCCATCGCAATCCGCCAGGCGATTGACCGCAGCAGCGCGGCGGGTAAGTTTGTAGGGTCGATATTGATATTCATGGTGGTAGTATGCAGTCACGCATAGTATTACGCAAGGGGGAAGTGAGACATGCACACGACAACACGGGGGGATATGCGTTCACGGCTGTCGTCCTTCGCGGCGCGACTGCGCTCGGCGAGGCTCGCGCTCGGCGCCCGGCGCGGCGCGGCGGTCAGTCAAACGGAGTTCTCGGCGCTCGCGCAGCCGTACCTCGGTGCGACGCTCCATCAGCACCGGCTCTCGCGCTTGGAATCCGGCAACGCGCTGCCGAGCATTGACGAGGCGTTGGCGCTGGCCGTGGCGGCCGAAGTGTCGGTGAGCTGGCTCGCCTACGGGCTTGATGTGCAGCTCCACATCGGGGACGACGGGCGCGTGGAGCCCGATGTGGCGGCGCTCCAGGTGGCCGAGGCCGAAGCGTTTATGACGCGGCCCGACGGGCGCCCGAGCCCGACGCGCCCACGCGAGCGGCACCCACCGCCGGTCGCATTACCAAGGCCGGGCGCGCCGTTACCCCCGGTTACAGCCCCGCTCGCACGCGTTGCAGCACGCGACGAGCCGCCTCCAAGCGGAGCCGTTCACCGGCGAGCGCCGTAAGCGGTTCGTCGCGGAGCGGGAACGTCCCGATCAGTTGGTCGTGCAGGTAGCACCGCGCCGATCGGGTGACGGGGGGGGCATCCGAGAGGGACGCGCAGGACGCGGATCGAGCGAGCGACATGGAGGGGCGTGGTGGGACGGTGGGCGGGCCGTGACGGGGCACCAGGTTGTGCCGCAGGTTATGCTGCCAGTTTAGCAACCTCTACCCCTTAAGAGCAATAGCGAGCGCGAGCGCACCTTGTGAATAAATCTCGAATAAAATCGCGCCTGTTTTACCACACCGCCAGCATTGCCTGCGCGTCCGGGATCACCAGCAGCGGCCAGGCAATCGACCAGCTCGGGCCGTCCGCGCGCGCCCACAACGTGGCCGGGCCACTGACCGTCATCGGCCGCAGCGCATCGAGCACCGCGCGGGCCGGCATCTCGCGCGAGTAAAGCGCCGTCAGCACTTCGGTCGCCCGGCCATACAGCGCGCGATGGACCGGCGCTTGGGCCTCCGGCGTCGCATAGATGCCCATTTCCACCGGCATCCGGGCCAGCAGTGCCCCATTGCGGGCCAACGTCCCCATGACCAAGCAGTAGCCGCCCGTGTTGCCCTGCGCCTTTTCGCGCACGGCCGCCAGCGCGAGCGCGATCGGCGCCCGGCCGCGCTCGATGTGGAGCGGGATCCGGATGAAATCACGCATCGCCCGGCCCTTCGAGCGGCAAATCTTCCAGGATGTTGACCTCGGCCCAGCGGCGCAGGTTTTGCGCCTCGCGCACCATCAGGTAAATCGGCGTCCCGACATACGCCCCGGCGTGCGTCGTGATGTGGTGCCCTTCCAGGGTGAACTTGTACGCGACGACGCCCACGCGCTCCGGGCTCGTGGCGCTCGCCGGGATCGTGTACGTGCCGTACACCGGCACCACCGTGAGATTGGCATGGATCGCGGTCGCGACTTGTGTATTGGCGACCGAGAGAAACACCGAAAGCGTGAGCAGATCGGCCAGGTTCTCCAGGTACCCGTCGTAATCGTTATCCTTCGCGAGGTTGATCGTGAGCATGTGCGGATCGCCTGAGTGAGAGAAGAAAGGGACGCCGCTACTGCGGCATTGTGAACGTGGGCGGCCTCGGCACATGCCGCATCGTGAGCGTTGCCCGCTGCACCGACTGCACCGCGAGCGTCGGCGCCGTCTGATGGCCGGCCGTGAGCGCCGCCCGCTGCACCGACTGCACCGCGAGCGTCGGCGCCGTCTGATGGCCGGCCGTGAGCGCCGGGCTGGTCGGTTGCGCACGCAACAGCGGACGCAGCCAACCAGCACGCCCGATCGGCGCATCGGTGAGCGTGCCGGACGCTGACAGCGACAGCGCCGACGCCGCCGCGAGGGCCGCCGACGAGCCGCGCAGGAGCGCGGACGCGGTGACCGAGAGCGCAGCCACACCGGCCAGGGCCGCCGAAACGCCACTAAGGAGACCGACACTGGTCAGGCTGAGCGTCGCCGCGCCGGCCAACGGCTTGAGTACCGTCAGCGCGCCGGCCGTTGTCACGCTGAGCGTCGCCGCACCGACGAGCGCGGCCGCCGCACCCGTCAGGGTGCCCGTGCCCGTCACGGCTAGGGTGGCGCCGCCCGACAGCGCCGCCGACGCACCGCGTAGGGTGCTGGTCGTCGTCACCGTAAGCGTCGCCGCGCCCGCCAACGGCTTCGCGACCGTCAGCGCACCGGCCGTTGTCACGCTGAGCGTCGCCGAGGCCGACAACCCGGCCGTCGCACCGGTCAGCGTCGCCGCTGTTGTCAGCGCGAGCGTCGCGACACCCGACAGGGCGGCCGTCGATCCGCGCAGGGTGCTGGTGGTGGTGACGGCCAACGGCGCCGCACCGGCGAGTACGGCCGACACCCCGCGCAAGACCGCCGTCGTCGTCAGTTCGAGCGTCGCGGCCCCGGCCAGTGCGGGCGTTGACGAGCGGAGCACGCCGTCCGCCGTCACGCTCAGTGTCGCCGCGCCTGCCAGCGCCGCGCCGGGGACGATCAGCGACTCCTCGACTTCCATCGCGAGGTAATCGACCTCGATGCGGTTGGCGTCACCCCGCTTCGTCAGCGTGACGGTCAGCGCCGCTTCGTCAACAATCGCGCCGTACTCACCTGCCGTGAGCACAAACGAGTAATCGTCCCACGTTGTCGTCAGTGGCAGCGTGCGCGTTGCAATGACGGTTGCGCCTTCGCGCAGTTCGACCACGAGCTGCGCGTCGCCGAACGTGCCGCTTGACAGCGGCGCACTCGCGAGTGTTCCGTGCCATCCCCACTCAGTCGGGCGATGGCGAAGCGGGACGAACTCCGCGATAAACCCGAGCAACGACACGGTGCTTACGGCGGGCTAGAGATCAGTTGCGCGCCGCCCGTGAGTGTGCCGGTGCTTGTGGTTGAGGGAATCGTGACCCACCACAGACACGCCTCGGCGTGGATGCGCGGGAGGCCGAGCATCGCCCAATCCACCGTCTCGCCGCTATTCGCGAGCCCGAGCGCGACCGCCGCAAGACGACGACCCGCCGTCACCCCGAAGTTGCCCGCCGTGCCCGTCGAAACGCTGAGCGTCACCGTGTCCACCGATTTGATCCAACGACCCGCCACCGCTGACAGGATCGGGAGGATGCGAGACGCGCGCGTGGTGGCCGGTACTGCAACCACGATATTGCCCGTGGAGTTGTCGTCGTACGTGACGGCGCAGGTCGCGTTGGCGGCAGTCGCGCCCGTGTCCGTGTACCACTCCAAAAACCACATGACGCTCGAAAAATCGGCATCGCCTTTGCGGGCGGCGAAGTTGTTCGCGGTTGAGTCGGCCGTCACGCCTGCGGTCTGCCCGGTCGTGACGTTGCCCACCAGACCGCCGCGATGACTGAGCCGATCAAAGAGCTGTACGTCTGTGCCGCTGTTCGATGACACGAGAAACGCGCGCACCACGTGCATTTCCTGCGTCGCGCCCACTTCATCGTATCGCGAGGAGCCGGTCAATCCATTGGCGCACACCGCCACCGTCGTCGGGATCGCGGCCTGTGCCGGTTGTCCAATGGAGCGCCACATTGAGTGCAGTTGCCCCGCCACGGAGTTCCCCAAGCTGCTCTTGCTCACCTGCAACAACTGCGACCGCTGCGTCATGCCTGCGACGATGTCGTTGACGCTCAAAATACTGGGCATTGGTTACACCACGCGCCGAGCGCGAATGTGGAGAGTGGCGGCAGCGACCGTGCCGAATAACGCGGGCGGATTGAGCGACACTTCGCACACCGCACCATCGAGTAGCGCAAACGCGAGGGCGCTATCGGCGGCGTTGAGTGACTCGTGAATCGTCGCCGCGTTCGACGCGGTCCACGAGCCAGCGGACACCGTGCTGTCGGGCACCCACCACGGGGCACCTGCGGGCCAAATCGCCTCCGCTTGCGCGATAAGCGCCGGGACGCCTTGCGCCATCAGCCGTCAATCCGTTCAATCGCCCACGGAATCGCGCGCCCCGTGCCGCCTTCCTGCCGGATGCCGACGCGGATCTCAACGCCCACCGCCGCGCCGAAGAACGGCGTCTCGACGACCCCGCTGCTCGCGTGCGCGGCCATGCCGATGCGAAACAACTCGCGGCGCGTGTCGGTGCTGCGCGTCTCACGTTCCACGTAAGCGTACAGTGTTTCGCCGTTCGCGAGTGCGGCGGCGTCCACCACAAGCGCGTAGGTCGCGCCCCCCGTGGGGGCGTCCCATGTTTGCAGCGCGTGATCCGTGGCAAGTGTGCAGGTTTGCGATCCTGAATAGACGACGGTGCGTGCCATATTACGCGTACCCGATGAGTGTGGCGTACATTTGATTTGGTGAGTTCCCGCCGTTCAATCCAGCGCACAGCCGTGTGCCGCGCGGGACGAACAGCGGCATGTACGACAACCACTGGTCCGCTGGGGTAGGGACGGTGGCCCCGAACTGTGCATTGATAGCCTGTCGGCTGATGCAGCGAAACTCGGAGCCCGCCGGGCCGGTCCAAAACGTGAGCTGCGAACCGAACACGAGCGATCCCCCAACGGCGGGATCGCCCGCCACGAGTGCCTGCACCGCGAGATAATCACGCGCAGTCGATGCGATCAGCTCGTGTCGCGACGGATCACTCGCGTAGGTCTGTGTGACCAATGTCGGGTAGCGGTGCGTGGCCGTGTTGTAGCCAATCACGGTGGCGGTTTTGTATCCGACCGGTGTGTGCGACCCTTCGGGATGGAGGTGCATCCAAAAGTTGAGCGCCTGACCTGCTCCCGCAGTCACGAGGTTGCGGACACGTACACTGATGCGCGTATTCGCGGGGAGATGGAGCGGGAAAAACCCCTGTTGCGTGTCGCACCGGTACCGCGCACAGCACAGATGAAACGGTCCGAGCACCACGACCTCCGATCCTGCGGCCCCGACGGCAATCTCAAGAGCGAAAATGTTCGAGATGTCAGCAGTCGTCGAGAGCGTAAAGCCTCGCGCAGCGTACGGCACGCCCGCTGTAAACTCTGTCCACGCGCTGACATCGTTGACCGTGGACGGGACAGTCAGGAAGACTCGGTTTTCGTCTCTCAGGTCGAGGTCAGCGGGCTCTCGCGGTCCGAGCCGGTGCGTCTGCACGGGTGCGAAACTCACGGCGCACCGCCGACGATTGGCGCAAGCACCGCCGTCACCCATGCCGCGCGATGGCGCGCGGCGAGCACGCCAGCCGACAGCAGCGCATCGGCCCACGCGTTGACCGCAGACACGACCGCCGCTGACGACACGTCGGCATCAGCGGTGCGCGTCAGCAGTGCCGACGGGATGCGGAGCGCGGGCGTTGTTTCCTTCGCCACTTCAATCGCAACCTGTTCGGCGTGCGTCAAGCGCGCGATGAACTCCTCGGCGCTCAACACCGTGCGCTGCGACGGGCCACGAAGCACGAGCGTCCTTGTCACGGCGTCCCACTCGTAGGTGCCCAACAGGGAGTACTCGACATCGAGCGTGTACAGCGTGAGTCCATCCGGCACACTTCCCGGCACTTGCGAGCCGATCGAGCGCGCGGCGCCGATCGCGGTGTCGTAGACGACGACAATCATAGGGGTGCTCTCGCCAGAGGATTGATACGCGGATCGCGCAGCATACGCGCCCGTAGTGCCGTGCGCCCGTTTGACGCGATCATGCGGAGGTGATCGGTGCGAATCTCCGGTGTCCCCAATCGTGCGCCAATCTCGCTGTACGGCACGCCCTGCACATGATGCAGCCACAGCACGCGGCGCTGTCGTTTGTTGATGCGCCCCAAGTGATGACGCAACGCCGCGAGTTCGTCGGCGCGCTCCATCTCGCGCAGCGGTTCCGGCATGGGGGCGTCGCGAAACACATCGCCCCACGACACGCGGCTCTGCTGCTGATCGGGGCGCTCGTGATTCAATACGCTGCACGGTCTCCGGATCCCCTCGTGCAGCTTATTCGACGCGACGCGGTACAGCCATGCGCTGAGGGAATCGACGCACGGATTCGTCTCGATGGCGCGCAGCACGGCGTGCGCCACCGCGTCATTGCACACATCAAGTGAGACCGCCCGACGTGTGCGGAACCGCGCGTGCAGCGTCGCCGCCATCTCGCGCAGCAGGGCGTCCGTCACGCCAAACACGGGCGACGGCATCTCATGCGCGAGCGGCGGCGTGGTCATCACGCGCCCTTGTCGGCAGGCTTCGCCGGAACCGCGCGCACGGTTTCACTACGGAACGTGATCGAGTCGGCGAAGAATCGCACGGGCGGTTTCGTGGCATAGGCAACCGACACACTCGCGCCGCACCGATCTTTGTAGCGTCCGAGTTGCGCCGTTGTCGGGTATCCATTGAGTGGCACCACCACGAGCGGTGTCGAGTCTGATGTCAGAAACACGACACCGCACGTGACGGTCGCGTACCCGAGGGTCAGCGAGTCCGCGCCGGCGGCCTTCGCGAGTGGCAGACTGTCCACCCACAGATCGCCGAGGCTGTCGCTTGCCACGGCGTACTGGTACACGCCGAACATCACGCGCAATCCGGCGTGCAGCGAGTCGAGCAGCGGCGGCGTCACGGGCGGGATGTTAAGCGAGTCCCACCGAATCGAATCGACAGCGGGCGGTGGTGCGTCTGGGGATTCAATGGTGCGACACGCGGAGCGCGCTTCTGAGGCGAGCCCGCGACGGACGGCGACCACATAAATACAAATCGTGCGCGGCATCCCGATTTCCGGGAGCGCCACGCGCACACTATCACGCGGCACGAGCACGGTGACATCGCGCAGCACCGCCGATGCCGGTGTGTTGTCGCGCGACTCGGGCGTGCGCGTGCCGTTCGTGGCGATCGCCCATGTGACGCGGTACGCGTCCGCGCAGCCGAGCGCATTGCACGCCGGTTTCCACGACACGGGCACTACGAGCGAATCGGCGACGGCGTACGAGCGGCCCCACGCAAGAGTGTCGGCGGCGTCGGCGGTGCGGCAGCCGGTGAGCGCAAACAGCGCGACGGCCCAGAACGCCACGAGGAATGAGATGATTCCAACCGACGACCAGTTGAGGCGGCGGCGAAAGTCCGGCGGCGTGATCGGCGTCATGGCGCAACCTCTGACAACAGGGTGGACAGGATTTCAGCGAGGAACACGAACTCCAAATCGGCGTCGGTCGAGGCGTCCCCGGCGGCCGCCACGGTCGCGTTGAGCCCGAGCCGCCACTGCACGCGCGTGGCTTCGCCGTAGGCGGCATCCTTGTTGCCGAGGATCGCGAGCGCCCACACGCGGCGCGCCGCGTAGTTGGGCGTGTCCGTCGCCTCGTTGCTGATGTTGTACGCGGTGTCCTGCATGATCTGCGCGAGGCGCGTGCGCAAGTTTTCACTGTTGCGCATCGCCCACTTTTCGAGGAGGGTCGCCATGATCGGTTAGGCGAAGGTGATGTCGAGCGCGCCGATCGCGAACTCCGGCGCGGCGTCCCCGTTGTTGATGACACGCGAGGCCGAGAGCGCGCCCCAGATGAGCAGGTTGCCAGCGGTCGAGGCGTCGAAAATCCCGAAGTGCGTGACGGTGCCCCAGTTCGCCGTCGGTGCGGCAAACGTGATGACGGCCGCGTTGTCGGTCAGCCCGTCGGTGGAGGACGCGGCCGTCCAGTTGGCGTCCAGCGGGGCGCGCGCGACACGCGCATAGGAGCCGCCGGAGACTTCCGTGCCGCCGCCCGTGTCGCTCGGCGCGGCGGTGTACAGCCCAATCCACAACCCGGCGGGCTTCGTGAAGCTGGCCGTACGGAACAGGTGGGCACGGAGCTGCCCTTCGAGATAGTCACTCATTTGCGACATGGATCAATCCTTGGGTGAGGCGTGAACGGGAGGTGTCCGGGCGACTACTGCGGCTGAGGCCGGGGGCCGACCATGCGCGTGATGATCTGTTCCGCGATGCCGGAAAACGTGGCAATGCGCACCGACACGCCGAGCACGCGGATCGTCATGGGGCGCACCATCTCGTAGAGCGACCACACGAACAGCGCCCGCATTTGGGCGTCGATTCCTGCATAACCGGCTTCGGACAGCGCACTCATGGACGACCTCAGTGGACGCAAAAGGGGGTGCGCTCCGGTGTGGAACGCACCCCCTACAGTGCGCCGGACCGAGCCCGGCAGCGTGCGGAACCTGCGTACCGCTCGCGTCTACTCCGCGCCCTCGCCGCTGTCGGCCCCAGGGTCAGTCCCGAGGCCGGGGGCGGGGCCGTCGTCCGCGCGCCACGCCGGGAGCGCGAAAATGTCCAGCATCCCCCACGCCGCAGGCACGAGGCGTTGGAAGTCGGCCCAGGTGCGGACCACCGGGTAGCCGGGGAACGCGCTGCGCCATCGCACACAGAACCCCGGCGCCGGGAACCGCTTCGACGGCAGCGCAACATGGATGAACCCGCGATCGACGTAATAAATCGCCTGCCCGCACACGATCCGGCCCGCCACCGCCAACTGCCACAGGCGCACCCATGCGGCGAGCTGCGACACGACGACCGGCACGACATCGGCCGCCTCGCCGGGCACATGCTGCGAGGTGGGCGAGCCGCCCACGGCGTCGTTGAGCGCGCGGGAGCGATACCCGCTGATGATCCGCAGCGGCCCGATCGCGTCGCGCCACGGCTGCATGATCGTCTGCGCGTGACGCTCGACGGTGGGCCGAATGGCCGTCGGCACGCCGGTCGCCAGGTGCGGGTGGGCGCTGGACACGTTGTATTCGGCGAGCGTGAAATGGCGTGAGACGCGCGCCACGCGCTCGGCCGAGTTGAGCACCGTTTGTGCCGTCGTCTGCGGGCCGGCGGGCTCGCTCATACCCCGCGCCCCCCGGACGGATACCGTGGCGTCGGCGGGTCGATCTGCATCGGGTTGATGCCCGACGACTCCATCTCACGCGCCAGCGCGCCGATCGCGGCTCGATGGGCGCCCGCCAAGACCGCCGCGTTCTCCACCGCGAGCACTTCGGCCGCCTTCGCTTTTCGCCCGGCGTGCGTCGCAAACGCGATGCCGCTCGACAGCAACAGGTTCACCTCCGCGTGCGTCCAGGCGGACGGGTCGGCGCCAAGCTCGACGCCGATCGCCGTCGCCACGCCGGTCAGGAGCGCCGAGAGGACCACGACCATGAACTGCTGCACTTCGCGCGCGCCCGTGCCCGTCGGCTTGCCGAGCTTCTTCAGGGCGTTCATCAGGTACGGCAGCACCAGCCCAATCACCAGCGGCTGTAATCCCTGTACCAGCATATCCACCAGACTCAGATTGAACACCTTCATGTGTCGCCTCGCGCGTCGCGCGTCATAAGGTTGGCCCGCTGCACTAAGTCCTTCACCCCGCTCAGCGATTCCACGAGCGCGAGCGTGCGCGAATCGAGCGCGCGCAATACCTCCCGGTCGTGCTCCCCGCGCTCGACCAACTGGCCGATGAGGTGCCGCAGGCCGCCGCGCTGATCGGTGTCCCACAGCACTTGCTCGATGCGCTGAAACCGCGTCTCGGCCTGCGCCGTTTGCGCCGTGATTTGGGCCGTCACCTGTGCCCGTTGGCTCTCGGTCGCGGCGTTCATCGCGGCAAATCGGGCGTCTATGTCGCGTTGGAGCGCGCCAATCTGCGCCACCACATCGCGCAGCCCCGGTCCGACCTGATCTTCGATCTTTTTGGCCGACCGCCACTTCGCGGCGACCCACGACACGATGCCGGTCGCGATGGTTATCACGACCAAACGTTCTACCGTCAGCCAATGGTCTGGTATGGGAATCATCCCTAAGGCTAAGGGCACCAGCCTGCGGCAGGGTGCGTAACCGGGTGCGTGGATCGGCGGCGTGGCCGGCCGGCGCCGCTCGCTACCAGCGCGGCCCGAACCAGCGCACGCCGCGCCCCAGGACTGAGGCCCGCCACGGGGCCGCTCCATCGCTTAGCAGCGCCAGTTCGAGCGTCGCGTGGACCTCGGCCGACGGACGCACACGGCGGCGACATTCGTCGTCATGCAGCATCGTCGCGCGCCGGAACTCGGGACGCTCACGCGAGCCCACGACGCGGCCTACCAGCTCTGGGAAGCTCGCCCCGTCGCTGATCTCGCCCGGCTCCACCGTCAGGATCCGGCCCGACGCCGTGCGGAAGCGCAACCGCCGCAGGTTGACGATCCGGTACGGGCGATCGCTCACGTGCCGGAACACAAAGGGGTCCAGCCAGGCGCCATGTGGCGTAATGTGCGGGCCGCTCGATGCGACCACCGTGAAGGCCAGCGCCGTCCCCTCGGCGTACGTGCGCGCCGTGACGGTGGGCGCGCTCACGGGAGGGGCGCCGGTGGTTCGGTGAGCCCCAGCACGGCCGCGCGCCGGGCTTGCGTGTCGCGCGCGGCCAGCACCCCGACCGCCACCAGCACATGCAGGCGCGTGGTCACCGCGTCGATCGTCCGTGGATCGTCGAGCGTGACCAGCGGCCCGCGCGTCAGGTGCTTTTCCGCGAGACGCAACGCGGCGCGTGTCGGCGCGTCGGCCGATTCCAGCGCCATTTCGAGCGCCACCGTCTCGGCGTCCGTGAAGCGCGTCGCCATCAGCGCCGGACTGATCGGCGCCGGGCGCGGATCCACCGGCACCGGCACGATCCAGTCGAGCGCGTCAGTGCTCCACACGTACGGCCAGGGCGGTGGCGCGTCCCACGCGGGGCGATGCACCACCGCGCCGTTGGCGGGCACCACCAGCGCGTCGATGTCTTGATTCCAGCTCAGCAGCGCGCCGCGTGGGCTGACGACCACGTAGAGCATCAGCGGATCGCCAACAGTGTCGCAAGCGGCGGCGTGCCGTTCACGATTTTTACCACATGGAAGCACGCCCCGGCCGCCGGGTTCTCCGTGTCGCCGCGTGCGTTCAGCCGCACTCGCGCCTCGCTCCCCCACGCCGTCGTCAGCGCGAGCGCGGCGGCCGTCGCGGTGGTCTCGGCCGCGTCGTTGATGCTCTGCCAGAGCGTCACCACGCCGGTGGCGCTCAGGGTCCACCGCAGGCGCACGCGCTGACCGCTGGTTGGCTGCCCGACGGTCAGGGTTGCGGTGCGCGTAATCGTGCCGTCCGACCAGTTGATCCGGTAGTAGGTGCCGCTCGTGTCCAGCCAGAGCCGGGCGCCGCTGACCGCGTCGTTGCAGATCGCGAACAGCGTGGCCCCGGCGGTGCCCACGCGCGCGCCGGTTTCGACCATTTCGAGGTAGCCGCTGAGCTCCGAAATCGGCGGCGGATCGGCAAACACGAGACGGTCGCTCGGCCCCATCCGGATCCCGGCACGCATGGCACCGCTCGCGTCGAGGCGCGATTCGTACGCCACCTGTGCATCGACCGCCGTGTAACTCACGGCGTTGTTGTCGAGCACGCCGGCGAGCGTCGCGCCGCGCGAGAACACGCCGAGGTGTCCCGACTCCGCGCGCAGCAATCCGTCGCTCGTTTCCTCCATCGCCGCGACATCGAGAAAGAACCCGCAGCGCGACACGACTTCGAGCGCCGCCGCCGAGAGCGGGGACCCAAACGGTGGGAAACTCATCTCAAAATCTCCACGCCAAACGGTGACGGTACTGCGCCGTCCCGGCCGACATGGCCAGCGACGGATACATGCCGCGTGATCGGTCCACATCCGTCGCGTTCGGTGCGAACCAATCGCCGCCCGTCAGCCAGTGGTACACATTCGTGCGCACACCGCTCGCACTGACGCGCGTGACACGCCACCGCGCCAGGTCGATGCGCAGATGTTCGCCCGCTGCAAACGTGTCCGTGGCCGGGACGAAAATCGTCAGCGAACCGTACACGATGCCATTCGCGCCGCGATACACGAGGACGCGCGAACCACTCCACCCACCCGGCATGGTGATAACGCCGAGCGACGGCAGTGTCCCGACGATGATCGGCGTCGGCGTCGTGGTCAGTGCAATGATCGTCGGGCTGATGTCGTAGCTCGCCGCATCATACGCGCGAAACTGTAGCGACAGCTTGAGCGACGGCAACACAAAATGTGTCGCACTCGCAAACGCTTCGACCGTCGCCCCCAGGTATTCCGCGCGCACCACCTTCGTCGCGCTATCCATGCGCGTGATACGCACGATGCCCGTGAGCCAATCCGCGATCGCGTTCTGCTTGGCTTCGCGCTCCTCGATCGTATCGGCCCGCAGCAACGTGTGCAGCACCAGGTCGCGCGGCTCCGTGCGGGCGCGCGTGTTGGGGCGGCTCGCCATGTAGTCAACCACCGACTCACTCGTGCGATCCACGCGCGGCGTGTGAAACCAGTTATCAAACGGCGGCAACAGCGCGAGACTGAAATCGCCCAGGCTGCGGCCCTGCAACGTGATTGGCATTACAACCGCTCCGCAAGTAGTCGAGTCATGCGCGTCGAGCGCCCATCGAGCACCGCGCGCGAGTTGTCCGGGTTCACCAGGTCGAGCCTGAGCGCCACGACGCGCGGATACACACCCGCGTCGCCCAGATCGAGCCGGCCGCCGAGCGTCAACCGCTCCGTCGTGATGTCATAGCCGGCCGCAATCGACAGATCAAAGTACGTGACTTCGATGTTCTCGCCGTCGTGCTGGCGTGCCAGCAGTTCGCGGTTCGCGCGCTGCCACAGCAGCGTGCCCCACGAGCCGTCATAGATCGGCACGCCTTGGCTCAGGCCGAGCCACAGGTTGACCCAGCGCACCATCTGGAACATCGTCGTGAGGCCGGGGAGCAGCCCAACCGTGACCGTGCGGTCGGCCGTGAGCGTGGCGGCAATCTCGACGGTTTCGTGATACACCACCGGTCCGACGGGGATGAGCCCCCAGACCATGCCATGCGCAAGCACTGTCGGCGTGGATGTCACGTCGAGCAGGAGCACCCCCGGCAACTCTTTCCGCGCATAGTTCGGGAAGATGGCGACCGCATCCGCAAACAACTGCGGGTTGTTCGAGTGAACCCACGTGCTGCCGTCAAAGTATTCATTCCCGCGCACGAGGGCGGTCCCATTGGTGATCGTGAACCCGACCGAGGCGTTGACCTGCTGCGTGCCGCCGCCCACCTTGACCGCGACGCTGGGCGCGCGCAGTTGGTTATGACCGACCACGGGCGGCCACGCAGTGCTCGACTGCGTGGTGGCAAAGCGGAGCATGAACCCGGCCACGGTGCGCACACGCGGCTCGTCCGGCATCGTCGCGTTGCTCGGCCGGACCGGGCCGAACGTCTTGTTCGGCGGCGCAAACGGGTAGATGGTCGCTAGTTGCATGACGCGACCGGCCGGAATCGAAGCCGGACACGGCGTGATCGGGAGCGTGATGGCGCCAAAGGCGTCCGCCGTATGTACGGTCCCGGTCACGGTCACGGGGATACTGCCGATCGTCGAGCGGAGCACTTCCGTGCCGTAGAAGCGCGCCCCGGCGGTCGTCCCTTCGATCGCGATCGACGTGGCGTTCAGCGCCGTCACGCCGACCGTCGTCCCGCCTTCATCGCCCGACGCCTCCGGCCGCCGGTAGCGCGCGACCAGACACGTTCCCACGACCGTCCAGCCACCGACCGGCGTGCCGTCGTCCACCCATTCGACCCATGTCGCATTGGGGACCAGATTGCGCTCCCCGCGCACCGTGTCCACCGCAATCGTGCGCGCGATCCGGCGCGTGTTGGGCGCCGTCAACTCCACCAGGCGCTTGCCCGTCGCGGTGAGGACAAACTGCACGCGCTGACCGACCACAAAGCCCGTATTACTCGCCACCTCCACCGCTTGGTCGATGATCCGTGAGCCGGTGATCGCGACCGTCACGCCGTCGTCGCGCATGAGGCGCGCCCCGACATCGACCAACTGTCCATCGAACGCCAGCGGTCCCTCGCGGCCTTGCACATCGGCGAGCGTGAGCCAGGCGGGCGCGGTGCCGATGATGCTCGTGAGCGTCCACACCGCGTCGGCAATCGTCGGGCCGCGCTCGGCGCCCGTCGGCACTTGGCCCATGATCGTGATCGCCGTCGCGCGCTCGCCGATGTCGGTCTGTCGCGTGCGCGTGCGCAGGTTGCGACCCCACCGGATCACCGGGCGCGGCGCCCCCGCGCCTAACTCGGCTACCAGGTCCAGCGCGAACGCCGTCCCGCCGACGCGACGAAGCCCAAGCTCCAACCCTTGATCGGCTTGCAGCGCGCGCACGATTTCGAGCGGCGTGACCCCGGTCGCCCCGAATTGCAGCACCATCCATTCGTCCGATTCAATCGTGCCCGGCGTCCACCACGTTTGCCCGCGCGCGTCCATCCAGTCGCACACATACTGGACCCACTGCGTGATCGTCAACTCGGCGCCAGCATCGAACACCGGCAGCAGCCCCAGCGTATCGACAATAATGCCGACATCGGCCAGCTCCATCAGCGGCGACTCGCCCGTGAACTCATACACGTCGCTCTCGCTCGCGCCCTCGACAATCCGCACGCCCGCGACGCGGAACTCGCGCACCACGCCGGTCAAATCGACGACCCGATGCACCTCACCCGTCACGATGTCGCGCCCGATGTCCACCGGCACGCGCAGTCGGTACGATTGCGGCTCGTCAATCGCGTCGCTGATTTCACATTCGTCGTACACGCCGACCAGCCCGATCGGCACGCCGCCCGCGCACTCGTAGTCCGTCCACCGCGACACGCGGCCCGGCACATCGGTCAGCGGCATCGACGATCAGCTCGTGATCGCCACATTACCCGTCTCGCGCGTGAGGCGCCCCGCCTGTCGTCCCAGAATCTCATCCACGGCCGGCGCCACCTGGCGCGCGATCGTGTTGCCCGCGTCACGCGCCGTCATGCCGTTGAGCGACGCACCCGACACGGTGACGTTGACCGTCACGCCGCCGCTTGATGCGCCACCCGATTTTTGGTCGATCGAGCGCAACACCAACAACTGCGACAGACTGATGTCCACGAGGCGCATCGCCGTGCCTTCGCTGATCGTTTGCACGCCCGTGCGCGAGTAGTTCATCGTCACGCCACCGGCGCCGCTCGTGCGATCCGCCTGGCGCACCGCCTCCGCTTCGCGATCCGTAATCGCAGCCTGCGATTCGTTGAACGATTGCGCGCGCGACGACGCTTGAAAGTATTGCGCAATCTTGTCGTTCATCGCCATCTGCGCCGCTGTCAACTCCACACCCGGCGTCGCACGCGTGAACAGCGCGCGGATCGCGCCTTCGTCCATGCCACCGAATCCGAGCAGTGATTTCGTGTCCGCGAGTTGTTCGTTGGCGTCGGCGCCGAACACCGCCCACTGCTGATTGAGCGTCGTCAGGTTGGCCTGCATGATGCGCGCCGCTTCTTCGGCCGCGAACGCCGTTTCGAGCAACGCCGGCGCCACGCTGTCGCGCAATGTTTTCGCGAACGCCTCAAACGCTTCGCTCGTGATCGTGCCTTCGTCCACCAACACTTTCGCCGCACGGATGCGCTGCTCGACGTTCGTCGTTTGCTCAAGCGCGCCCGCCGCAAACCGATCCGATGCACTGCCCGTCAGCGACGCCGCCGCGTTCGCTGCGTCCACCGCGAAACCTTCTTGCGAACGCAGCACGTTCTCGCGCGCTATCGCAACCAAACGCTCGCGCTTTTCGCCCCACGCGGTTTCAATCGCGGCAAACTCAGCATCCGTAATCACGCCCGCACTCAACAGGTCGCGGTAGCCGGCGAGCGCCTGCTGCATCTGCAACCCGCTCGACAAAATCGCGCTCTCGATCGGATTGCGCGCCAACTCGGCATTGAGCCCGGCGAGGCCATCCTGAAACTGCTGGCGCAGCCCGGCAATAAAGAGCGCCATTTCCGCGCCGCTGCGCCGGATCTCGTTGGCCGTTTCCGTCACCCGTTCATCATTCGTAAGTGTCGTGTCCTGCTGAATCGCGCGCACCGCAAGCGCCGTCGCCGTCGCCATGCCGGCCAACTGGCCCGCCACCGGGCCGCCGACGATCGCCGCGTCACGCTGGAACCCGCTCAGGTTGCGATCGGTTCGCGCGTTCGCGTCGGCCTGCGCACGCTGCTGCTGCACCTGTATCCATTCCAACTCTTGCGCGATCAACAACTGCGTCACATCACGATTCGCTTCGCGCGCCTCGGCCAACTCGTTTTCGTACTGGTTGGTACGCCGCGCATCCTCGGCGGCGCGCGGATTGTTGCCCGCGTCCAGGATCCGGCCCGCGTTGTTCGTATCGAACGCCACCGCCGCGCGCTGCGCCTGCGCCTCGGCCAGCGCCGCCGCCTTGTTGATTTCGTCGATTGCTTTCGTGTGGATCACCCCGCTCTTGCGCACCGCCTCCGCGTACGCGTCCGTCGTGAGTTCGCCCGCGTCGAGAAACACTTTCAGATTCGCCAGGCGATCCTGCAACTGCCGGCCGGCTTCCGCGATCGCCACGAGCGCGCCCTGCCCGGTCGCTTGGAGATAGTCGACGTTCAGCGCCTCCATGACGACCGGCACGAGCGCCTTGATCCGCGCCTCAAGCGCGTCCACCACTTGGGCTAGCCCTTGGGCGAACTTGATGAGCTTCACGCCCTCTATGTCGTTGGTTGCGTTCCCGTCGCGCAGCAGCCCCTGCCCGCGCGTCCGGATCGCATCGACGTTCTGGCGCGTCAGATACTCCTCGGGCCGGCGGCCCGCTTGGAGATTGACCCCCGTCGCGGCCGCCAACCCGGTGACCAACGTGCCCGCGTCGCGCGTCAGGGCCTTGATGCTCGCCTGCACGGAGGACAGCACCTCGCCCGCGCGCGCAAACTCGTCGAGCGCCCGGTTGAACTGTGCGGCCGCCGCTTCCATCTGCCGTGCCCGCTCCTTCGCCCGCGTCCCGAACACGTCGAACGCATCAGCGACCGCCGCCACGCCAATGATGACGGCGCCCACGCCGCTGAGCGCCGCCACCCCAGCCGCCGCGCCCGCGCCGCCGGAGAGGGCCTTCCCGACGCTCACCGCCTCGCCTGCCCCATTCTTGAGGCCTTGGAGTGCGACGACCCCTTGGAGCGCGCCGGTCGCGCCCTGCAACCCTTGGCGCGCCTCGGGCGAGAGTTGCCGCGCCAGGCTCGCGAGCTGCGTCAACACGCCGAGCCCCTGCGCGAGCGTCTCCACCCACTGGCCGGATTCCTTGTTCACCTCGGCCTGCGCGTCCAGCACCCGGCGCTGCTGCTTCACGATCTCGTCAGCCATCGCGGTCTCGCGGGCGGCATTGATGCCGCCCGCGACCAGCGTGCCCGTGACGCGCTGCTTTTCCTCGAAATCGTCGATCTTCGCCTGAAACGCGTCGGCGCCTTTCTGGCCGAGCACGGGCACCAGGTCCGTCTGGATCGCACGGGCGCGCTCCGCGCGGTCGGCCTCGCGCGTCAACTCGGCGATGTCCTTTTGCACGGCCCAGAGCGTTTTCATTTTCTCGACCAACCGATCCACGCGCACCCCGGTCGTTGCTTGCGCGGTCGCGTTCAGGGCGTCCTTCGCCGTGTCCGCCCACCCGGCCAGCTCGGCCAACTGTTCGCGGTACATGATGAGCCCTTCGACGTGCAGCGCCTTCGCCGTGCGCGTCTCAATCTCGGCGGCCGACAGGCCCGCCTTTTTCCACTCCGCTTGCGTCGCCTTGAGCTTCGTCAAGAACTGTTCGAGCGACGTCACATCGCGGTAGCTGTCCATCAGCTCGTCGTTCGCGCGGCGCAGCCCTTTGGCTTCTTTCGCGGCCTCCTTCATGGCCTCCGCTTTCTTTTCGAGTGCGGCCGTGGCGGCGGCGGCCTCCCCCTCAAGTATCGCTTTGGTTTGCGACGCCGTGACTCGATTATCGACCGTCGGCTGCCGGGTCGATGGGTCGCTGAACACCTTGAACGGACTGCGAATACCCGGCCCCGTGGGCGCGAAGAAATCAACCGACCCCACAGGAATGATGCCCGTATTCGGGCGCGCGATCCCAAACCGCTCCAACGACTTCGAGGTCAGCGCCGCGCCTACGATCTGGTTCCGCGCGTTCGTGGTCACGGCGTCCATCGCTTTATTGACCCCCAACACCTGATCCTTTACGTTCCCCAACTGGTTTCCAAGCCGGCCGAGCGCCGTCGTGTGCCGGTCCCACCCCTTTTCAAGCCCCTTCGCGTCGAACAGCACCAACGCTTTCCCCAACTGCAACCACCCGCCCAACGCACCCAACGTCGGCCCGACGACTCCCGCGATTTCGCGCATGACCGCGACCAGCACCAGGTAATGCTTGACCGTCGCGTCTAACAGGATCCCCGTGCGAGTCAGCGGATCCTCGTTTTCCTTGACCTTTTGCGCCATCTGCTTGAGCGCATCGGCGTACGCAAACACGAGCGTCGTGTAGGCGGGCTGAAACACGGCGCCCAGGGCGACGCCCAGATCCTCCGTGTACCGCTGCGTCGAGCGCATCTGTTTGGCCGCCGAGGTCATGGACGCCTCGTACAGTCCCTCAAGCGTCGCGGCCTGCTTTAGCACCGAGTTCATGCGCGACTGTACTTTTTCCTTCGCCGTCAGCTCGTTCTGCGTTTTGTTCAACGACTTCGCGAGCGTCTTGTACCCGGCCTCAAACTGCACATTGATGCCGATCGTGCGCAGCACTTCCGTTTGCCCGGACACAATGCCGTGCGTCATGCGCGCGAGCGCGTCGGAGGAGTTGAGCTGGCCCACCACCGCGACATCCTGCGCCGCGCGGGCGAGCTTCGTCGCCTGCGTCAGATCGAGATTGGCCTGCATCATCTTGAGAAGCGATTGCCGCGACTGAAGCGCGCTGATGCCCGTCTTTTGCAGATCCTTTTCCAGCCCGGCGAGCTGCGGGCGACTGTACCCGACGTTTCGGCCGACCGCCGTCAGCGCCACATCCAGCTCGTCGAACCGCGCCGCGAGACTGTTCACCTCGCGCACCATGCCGACGATGCCAAGCGCGGCCATGACGACCGCCACCCCCTTGAACGCCATGCCGACCGACGCCATGCCCGAGGCGACCGGCCCAAGCGCGCGGTTGAGCTGCTGGGCTTGCCCCTGCACCCGCGTCGTGGCCTGCGTGAACTGGTTGGCCCCGGCCACGGCGCGCGACGCGTCAATGCCGAGCATCAACGTCGCGTAATCCGCGCCGGTGCCGCTCGTTTGCCCGCCGCTCCCGCTGAAATCAAACATGCGCCGTCTCTCTCCCGTGACCCGTGTGTTCTGCTACGCCTCGTCGTCGTCCTCCTCGTGTGACGCGTCGGCGTCCTCGTCCTCATCCTCGTCGTCCGCAAATCCGTCGTGCATCCCTTCGAGGTAGTGCGCATCGCCGAGCAGGAGCAGCGCCAGTTCGCCCGGCGTCGGGCGCCGCCGCATCAACTCGGCCCACGCCCGGATCTCCGACCACAACAGCGGACCCAACCCGAACCCGTTACTGCCGCGCTGCGCATTGATCTCCTGCCACCAGCCAAACAACTCGATCGCGTCGCCCGGCACCTCTGGCCCGTCCAACAGCGCAGCCGCTTCATCACTGCCACCGGCCGCCGCCGCCGTCAACGTGTCGCGCAGTCGATCCTGACCACCATCGGGGCGCTTCTCGGCACTGCTGTCTACGGCGAGCAGCGCCCCGCAATGCCGCATTACGCGGCAGTACCGCCGTCGGATTTTCCCAAGCGTTCCTCGCGGTCGCGCAAAAACTCACTGAGCTGATCGCGCAGCCAGGACACCGCATCGAGCAACATTTCCGCGTTGCCCACACTGTAGGCCAGCGGCTCCCCGCTCCACATGACGCCCTTCCAGCCGGCCATCGCGCGGGCGAGCACATTGATCGTGTACTTCGTGCCGGCGCCGCCGACTTTCTTTTTCTTTTGGTTCGTCGCGAGCACGCGCTGCGCGTAGTCCTCGGCCCGGCGATACTCGGGCGTGTCCTCACCGAACAGGTAAAACTCGGTGCCCACGATCGGCGTGCCGTCGATCGGGCTCTGCGGCACAAACGTGTGTGTCGTGGTGTCGCGCGACTGCGCAAAATCAAACGGCCCGGACGGCGCGGTGACCGCGTGTGCGGGGGCCGTGTCCGTGATCGTCGGCGTGGCGATCGGTGCGCTCGCGCGGGCGGGGACTTCGTGCGTCGTGATGTCGTCGTCCATGTGCAACACTCTCAAGTGAAATGGTGGGTGGTCCAGCGTGTGGTCGTGCATCGTGCCATGTGCAAGCCATGTGCAAGCCATGTGCAAGCCATGTGCAAGCCATGTTCAAGCGACCGCGCGAGCGACACGAGGGTGGTTCGCTTCCGCGCCCCCCCAGGGCGCAGCCTCCCTTACTCGCCCGGCGATGCGGCGACGCACCCGAAGGTGCGGAGGTGTGGACGAATGGCCCGCCGGATTGCGTTGCCCACCCGCGCGATCGCTCAAACATCGCCTCAAACCGGCGCCCGGTTAGTCGGTCGCCGTGATCTGGAAGGAGCTGCTGGTCGCGTCGAACAGCGCGTCAAACGCGAACGTCTCCGTCAACGCCGTCGAACCGCGCACGCCGTCGAGCTTGCCCGCGCTGTACTTGATGAGCGGGAGCGTGAACAGGTAGTGCGCCGTCGTGGAGCCGCCGATGCGCAACGTAAACACGCTCGACGTTTGGCCCAGAAACTTGTTGAGCAGCACCGCGTCGCGCTTGTAGACCGACAGCGATCCCTTGAGACGGAACCGCCCGGCATACAACGCCAGCGGATCGGCCGTCAGCAGCGACGGCAGCTCAATCAGGTCGTTGGTGATGGACAGCGACACGTTCGTGCAGCCGACGATGGCCGCGCCCGCGTCGGTGAGCGCCTGCACCGACGCGATCGGGCTCATGACCGGCGCCAAGTTCGCTGCCGCTACCGTGCCGATCGCCGACGCACTCGCGACCACGCCCGCCCGCGACGAGGCCGAGAACCCAAACGTGATGCGCTGGCCGGTACGCACGCCGATGTTGAATCCCGTGACGATCGCGCCGTTATACGACGTGAAATGATTCGTCGGCGCCATAATCGGATGCTCTTCCTGAAACGTCAGCGACTTGAGCGTTTTGCCGACGCGCATCACGCGCGTCGTCGTGCCGGTGACCGTGCCGCCGAGCGCGGCGATCATAATCGCCTCGTACTGGTTGTACGACATTTCGCCTTCCACCTGGATCATGCCCTTGCGGGACACGGCGACCACATCAGACGTTTCGCGGTGGGCGGCGGTGATCTCCTCGCTCTCGGTGACCTGTTGATCCGTGGAGAGGTCGGCCGACACTATGCGCAGGAACCGCGCGCCGGTCGTGACCGGGACGCCCCACGTCGTTTCGGCGTTCACGGACAGGCGATAGTCAGTACTCAGGGCGAACGTCATGGTGGTCGATCCTCGTTAAACGGTGTGGAGAAGGCGGTGGTCGTGGAAGCCCAACGACATGAACGTCATGCGGGGCGCTACGTGTAGCTCGTGAACGTGTGCTGTAGATCAACGGTGACCAGTGCGACAAACCAGCCAGCCGCGCGTGCTTGCGCCGTGCCCGGCGACGCGCGTTCCATCACGAACGCGCGGCCGTCGTACGTCAGCGTGAGCCCCGGCGCGAACTGCTGCGCCAGCGTATCGGCCCACGTCTCGGCCACCAGGAGCGGCGACGCGAGCGTGCTCGCCGGCGTATTGCGCGACGTGCCGAGCCGGGGGGCCGGCGCCCACACTTCGAGCAGGAGCTGCGCCAAGGTTTCCGAATGTCGCACCGGCGTGCCGAGTGAAATCACCCGCGTCGCGCCCGGCGCCGTCCGCAGCGTCTCGCGCAGATGCAGCGTCGTCGGCGGCTCGAACGTCTCCCCTTCCCACAACACCGTCGGCACCCCCGACAGCGCCAGCAAGCGCGTGCGCAAGGCACCACGCATGGCCGCGCGTAACGTGTCGGGCATAGATCACCGCACCCGACTCGCGAGCGCCGCGAGCCCGATCGCGCGCAGCCCGTCGCGTTGGATGTCCTTCCAGTGCAGAGCCACGAGTCCGCGAAATCCGTCTGGCGCTTGCCGCGAGTGGCCGCGCTCCAACGCCGCGATGTACGGCACGCGGTTGGCAAACGTCTCCACGACCCGCCCGCGCGTGCGGACCCATCCCGCGCGCGCCACGCCCGTGTCGATTGGCGTGCCCGGCGAATATGCGCCGCCCACCGTCAGATTCGTTTCCACGATGTCCGAGGTGGCCGTGAGCCACTGCGGGACCATCGACTGATGCGCCACGCCCGTCTGTCTCACTTTCGCGATGAAATCGGGCAGGTTCTCCACCGTAGTGCTCATCGGCTGCACGCACACGTGTAGACGACCGCGTTACTGTCCGCGCCCACCGCGCGCACGTTCTGCACGGGGAAGATCACACCGTAGGGGTCCGTGATCGTGTCCTCGGGCTGCGGCGCCCAAGGGAGCCCTTCGGCCGAGAGCGTGAACGCCACGCCTTCCGCCAATAGCTTTGTGCCCGGCACCATCGACTCGCCCGCGCCGATCCCGGCGAGCGGCACATAATCTTTGCGCACCATCGGCACGGCAACCGTACTCACCACATCGGGCGTGCGCAACTGCGTCACCGGGTTGAACGTGCCACGTGTAATACGCGACAACACGCACAGACCGCCTTCCTTGGCGATCATGCGCGTGGCGAGCTTCAAGGCGCGGGCTCCGGTGGCCGTCATGGGGGGCATACGCCCACAGTGCGCGTGCGGGCGCCCTTCGTAGTGCGGAACCGGGTGCGAAGCCGGGTCGCGGCCAGGCTACCCGGCCGGGATCGTTTCGCTCAGGTCGCCGCCGAGGAACCCGAGCGCGCTCCCATCGCTGAACGTGCCCGCGCGCAGCGCCGCGTCGTTCACCGGATCGTCGCGCTGCACGACCACGCGGAACTCGGCGTCCTCCAACTCGTCGCGCTGATCGCGCAGCAGTGACGACAGCATGGCATGTACGTCTTGATGCACCGTGTACAGCGGCGCGCCGTTGATATACGTCACGCTCGCCACGCCTGAGAGTGATTCGCTCGCAATCTGCCCATCCCGACCAACCGGCGGCTTGAGCGACGCGCCCTCCCGCATGGCGACAATCGCACGCGGCGCGAGGATCGCGGCCGCGTCCGCCAAGAGCGCCGGCACGATCGCATCCGGCAGCACGGCGCCGCGCCGATACGACACGCCCGTACGGCCCCAGGGCAAGCGTCCACCGAGCCGCGTGCCGCGATACTTGAACTGCCCCTCGTCACAGAGGTAATCCGTGGCGAGCACCACGCCCGCCGTTTGCTCGGGCACGGTGGCGCCCGTCCAAATCGCATTGCCACCGCGCAGCGCGTGAAAGTCCGTCACCGACGCGACCGTGCAGAGCGCGTTCGCGTTCACGAGGCCCGTCCCATCTTCAACGACCAGCGTCACCGATCACCCCCTGCGGCGTTGTCTCCACGCCCGTTGACGCTACTTGCGCAGCGATGTGGTCGAGTCGCGGTGCGTCCACGAGCGCGATATGCACGTAGCGCGCCGCGTACATGCGGCGCAGTACGTGCGCGTCCAACAGCATCACCCGATCGCTCGTCAGCGGCACGCCCATGACACACGGTTCCCCGGCAAGCATGAAATCACTCAGCGGCGTCACGCGCCAGCCCGCCGGCGCCGTAATCTCCGGGCTACTGTACCGCTCGCGCAGCACCGGCGTCCACGGCATCAAATCATGCGCCGTCGCGTCGTCCGGGATCGCCGCCGCCGCCGCTTCCGCCGCCTTATGCGGTTCCACCAGGGAAGCAGACGACGGGGCGGGATCCGGTGCCGTCTCCTGAACGCGCAACGCCGAGGCATCGCGCGTGGGCGCTGCATCGGCGGGTGATTCGGGCGGTGGCGCGGACTTCGGTTTGGGCTTGGTCATCAGCGTGCGAGGGTGGGGCTCGACGTTCCAACGAACACAACACGGGCACTGAGGCGCGATCCTCGGCGCCTCAGTGCCCGTTCACAGATCAGGGAATCGCGTTTGCGCCGAACATCGCCATATCGGCCGCCACCACGCGCATCTCGTACGCCAGATCCGACTGAATGTAATCGGTCCGCGCGGGACCATCGCGCCAGCGGGAAATCACTTCCCCGAGGTTCGGACCCTGACCGGGCAGGAAGCCCGTCCACGCGAACGTGTAGAACGCGCTCGGCAGCATGATCGACGGGCGCTCCTGCGTGTACGAGAGCAGGAACCCCTTGGAGCCGATGAACGAAATGGCGTCCGGCGAGCCTTCGGCGGCCGTGTTCTGCACCGCGTTCATCACATTCACCTCGTCCACCTCGAACAACTGCGCGAGCGTGCGTGTGTTGACCTCAGCGGGTGCGCCCGGCGTCTGACCGTACTTGATACGGTCCACGATTTCCGGGTGATCGACCAGCGCGTCATACACGCCGCGCTGCAACGTGAGCTTGTTGGGCTCGAAGCCGGTCGCTTCCAGCATCTCGCGCTTGATGGTGCGAATGACGCGGATCGGCACCGACGCCGTGTCCGTGAAATGCAGGAACTGCGAGGCGTTCGGCGCTGCCGCCACGCCGGTGCGGTTGAAACTCCACACGCCGGGCTTGAAGAACTTGTTCACAAACTCAAGCTCGCGCTGAAGGAGCCCCTGCTGCGTGAGGAACACCGTGGTGTCGCGGTCCAGGTTGACCGGCGGCGCCTGATTCACGCGGTCCTCGTCGGCGATCGGCTTCGCGAGCGCGTACGTCTCCGCGAAATACGTCTGCGAGTTGTCGATCTGGAAATCCGCGACCGTCGCGCGCGTGCCCTTGGCGCGCTTGCGCATGGCGCTGCGCATGAACGCGCCCTTCGGGTACGTGACGTAGCGGTCGCTCTGCTTCGACACCGGCACCGACCCCGCCAGGCGGCCAGCGACGAACGCCGATGCGCTCTGAATGTACGCGATCGAGAGATTCGTCAGCGGCGTGCTCACGTAAATCTCGTTCCCCTGCGGTGAAAATGGCATGTGTCGTTCCGGTCAGAAGTGGCGTGGGCGGTGGAGGAGCAACAACAACGAATAGCCGAACAACGGACCGCGTGAGACTTACGCGGCCGTCGTCGGGAGCAGACCCATCGGGATCGTGAGCATTTCAACTGAGCCGTTCGCGACGCCCGCCGTGAGGGCGATGCCCACCGCGTAGGAACCGACGACGGTCGCGGCGGACACAGAGGTCGCGGCGGCATCACGCACCGTGCCGTCCGTGTGCGACTTGAGGAACGCGCCGGCCGTGACCGTGGCGCTCGCGATAACGCGGTGAATGTTGCCCACCCCGCCCAACGTGACCGCGCGGCCGCTCGCGCCGCCTACCACGATCGGGAGTCCAAACTGGCCCAACCCGGCCAGCACCCAGCCCGTCGAGGTCGGGCGTGCAATGCGTCCTTCCATGCCGGTCAGGTCGGCGCCGGCAATCCCACTGATCGGCGCGACCTGGAGAAGTTCATTTGCCATGTTCGTATGCTCGGTAAGTGACGAAACTCAAGAAGAAGCGCCGGGCGGGTCGCCCGGCGCACGGTTAGCGGTTGTCGGGCGCCTGATCGCGGTCCGACGCCATCACACGCGCGGCCAGCTCGGGGTGCAGATCGAGCGCCTTCGCGTACGCGGCGTGGAACGTCGAGCCGCTGGCCGCCATCGCCGCCTTGGCGATCGCGTCCAGCTCGGCCGCCGCACCCGTCGCGGGCGCCGAGCGGGTCCGCCCAACGCTCTTGAACAGTTGCGCATCGTCGGCCGCCGCGCGGGCGAACGCCGTGACGCTCGTGAGCGCGGCGCGCTCCGTGTCGTCGGCCTTCGCGAGCAGCGTCATCAGGGCCGGCGCGTGATCGGGCGTCACCGGCACGCTCGCAAACACGTTCGCAAACTGCGTCTTCAGCACCGCGTCCTTCTCGGCCTTTTCCAACAGCGCGAGGCGCGCGCCGAGTGCTTCGTTCTGCGTCGTCAGCTCGGCCGACTTCGCAATCTGTTCCGCGACACGCGCATTGACAGCATCGTCGATTTGCTTCTGAATATCGGCCGGCGCGGGCGCCGTGGTGGCAGTCTGGGACATCGTGTGGGACTCCTGGCCGGTTGCGGCCACAGGGACAAGAGGAACAGCGTGGGCACCCGCGACGGCCGGAGCCGTCTTCGACATCACCGCCGACTCGCTCGCCGCCATCGCGGCCGCTTCGGCGGCTTTCTTCTTTTTCTTCGCGGCCATTTCTTCGGGCGAGCAATAGGCGTCGCCGGCCTTCTCGACCGACCCCAGCGACGGCATGGCCGTTGCGGCGTCCGCGAGCCCGGCGTCGATCTCGGCGTGCGTCTCGGCGTCGGATGGGCCACCGGGCGCCATCTTCGCCAGCACGGCCGTCATGGCGCGTTTGATGCCGCTCAGGAACCCGCCGGTCGCATCAGACGCCGCGTCGTCGGCGCTCTTGCGCGCCAGAATGTCGGCGTACTGATTGCCGCCGGACGGCACCAGACTGATTTCCCCGATTACCAAGCTGTCGAGCATGGACGCGGTGACCGTCGCGCTGTCCGGCATCGTTGTGTTGGGCGTTGTCATACCGCGACACTACCGCCCCGCCCGCACCCCATAGTGCGAAACTCGGCGCGAAACGCCGACAGCGCCCCCGACCCGGCCACCTACGGGGCCACCATCTCGCGTGGCAACGACACCGCGCGACGCGTCGCGCGGCCGCCAATCGAAAACATCTTGAACGTGCCCGCCTCCGTCGCCTTCCATGCCGACGCGTGACTCACGTGCATCGTGATCGCGAAGCCGTGCGGCGTGTCGGCCGGCAGCCCCAGCACCGCCTTGACCACCGGCGTCACGATCAGCCCCTCGATCACCTGGCCGACGCGCACCGGCTCCATGACGCCCGCCGCGTTCGGGAGCTGCATGTGGACGATACCGCCCGTGCGATCGGTGCGCATGTAATCGTGCGCGGCCTTCGTGATGTCGGCCATGCGGATCACATCGCCCTGCCGATCGACCACAATGCGGCCCTGCGCATCGCTCACCACCGACGCCCACCCCATCGCCAACTGTTGCGCGTCGGCCTTGCGCACCTCGCCCGGCCCCATTCCGCGACGCAACGCCGCAATGATGTGCGGCGTGCGCTGCTCCAACTGCGCCGCGATCGTGAGCTGTTTCACAATCATCGCTTGCGCCTCCGGCGTGCGATCATTCTGCATCAGCGTCGCGATCTGCTTGGCAAACACATCGCCGCCGATCGGGCCATGACGCTCCGGGCCGAACCGCAACGCGAAGTCGGGCAACGGCACGCGCTGCCACTGCACACTGGCGCCGTCATACGTGAGCGTGATGTGCGGCTTATACGTCTCGTCCGGGTAGCTGCTCACCGCGCCCGCTTTTTGCAGCGCCGCGTACCGCGCACCGAGTTGGTCGTCACGCACATGCAACACGACCGCGCCCTTCGAGCCGAGCGGCGCGATGTGCGTGAACTGCTCCGGGTAGATCGTGTGTCCCCACCGCACGGAGTGCTCGCCCCGTGTATCGTCGCGCGTCTCCGCGCGCACGCTCACCGTGGAATGACAGAGCGTGATGTGCGGATGCGCATCGCACGCAATGCCATGCTCCGCGCACCACGCGCGCAACTGTGCATGGTTCTCCAACGGGCGCCCGATGTAGCACCCGGCGTCTGCCTTCGTGAGCGAATCAATGCGCATCGTGTGTGCCGGTGTGAGTGTGTGAGTGCGCGCGTTCATGTGCGTGCTTACGCGCGTGTCGTCGGGCGCGTCCAGCGATCGCGCTCGTGCGTGGTGTCGCCGTCATCGTCGTCGTCGTCGGACTCGACCGGCATCCCCGTGTGCAGGAAGTGCGCGAGCATGTCCTGCGTCAGATCCACCGCCATGTGCTCCGGCATCCCGTGCGCGATCGCGCCGACGTAATACTGCGCCGTCATCGCGCCCAGGTGATACGACGCGGCACCCGCTTGCTCCAACGCCGACGCCATGCGCGCTGCAATGATTTCAAGCGCGCGTGCGTCCTCGTTCGTCGGAATCACCATCGGCCGGGGCCGGCCGCGTGGGCGGCCGCTGCGACTCATGCAAGCCCCAACGCGGCCGCGTCCACCGCGAGGAGCCACTGCGCGTCTATCACGTTGCCCAGCAAATCGACGCCCGGCCAGCGCGCGCGCAGCACGCCGCACGCGTGCGGCTCAATCTCGGCGTGTGCCAGGCATGTCATGCCGGCGCGCCGTAATCCCATCGACAACCCACCCGCGCCGGCGAACAGCTCGACGTAGCGCACTACCGCACCTTCCGCTTGCCTACGCGCGGCGCCTTCGGCACGCTCGGTGCTTCGGCCGTGTTCGTGTCGGGATCCTCGGGCGCGATCGCACCCGCGCCCGGCAGCTCGCGCGTCGTCGCTTCGTCACGCGGCGGCAGTCCGGCATACGTGCGCAGGAACGTTTCGAGGTTGTCGTCGGGCCGGATCACGCCGACTTGGCTCAACGCTTGCACAAAGCCCGCGATCGCCGGCAACTCCGCTTCTTCGACATCGCCCGCGACTAGCATCGGCTGGAACGCCGGATCCCCGCCGCGACGCGCCCACCACCGCTTGAGTGTTCCCGTCATCTCGGCCCCGAACACTTCGACGAAGCCGTAGAACGCGAGCGTGAACAGTTGCGTCTTTGTTTTGCCGAGCGCGAACGAACCCGTCGCCTGCTGCCCGAGCAACATGAAGTCCGCGAGCACCGCGCCCGCCATGCGCCGATCAAGGCGCTCGATCAGCGGCGTCATATCACCCGAGCGGCGCCCGTCGGCTAACAGATACTGCATCGTGAACATCGGCGCCTTGCTCTCCGGGTCTACATCACTCGGCAACACCACCGCGCTCTTGCGATCGCTCGACACCGCTTCCACCACGGCCAGGATGCTATTGAGCTGCGCCTTCTCGTCGGGCGACGCGGTGCGCGACAGCAACCGATTCGGAACCGTCGCCACCACGAGCCCCGCCTGACGCACGGCGGCGCGCGCTTCGGCTTCTTCGATGACGCGCTTCTTCATCCACGTGGTGTAGCTCGTGCGCAGCACCGAGCGCCCTTCCGGGTTGTCGAGCTTCGCCGTTGTGCGAAACAGCGCGAGACGCGAACGCGGGATCAACACCTCGTAGTTTTCGCCGACATTCACCTCGCGGTACGCGTCCTGCTGCCACATCCCCACGCACTCGCCCGTGTCAATATCGAACTGCCAGCGCGCGACCGTCTGCTGATCGCGCAGCGCCATCTTTCGGATCACGAGCCCCTGCACCGGGTCGATGCCGTACACCACTTCACACGGCGCGTACCCATACTGAAACATCGTCGCCGCTTCGCCCACCACCTCACTGAACGGGCGCTGCATGTCGGTGAACAGCATGGCGGTCGTTTGCTCGCGCACCGCGATCCCTTCGGGTGTGTCGCGTACCGCCGCCGGCAGCTCGACCTTGAACGGCACGCGGCGCAGCATCATCTCAAACGCGAACATGATCCCGCCCAGGAGCGGATCGTTGTTCGCCATTTCCGTGTACACGCGCGCCGCACTCAAGCCGTTCAACTGCGGCAGGAAGTCGGCCATGATGTAGTCACCGCTGCGCCGCAACCCGGTCGAACCGAGCTCCGTCGTCACGTCGCTCATCTCGCGGGTTTCGCTCGTCACACCACTCGGGGGGAGCGCCGGGCCGCCTGTCGCCGGCGTTATCGCATAGGGGGAAGTCATGCGCGCACAGTGCGTGCGAAACCCGCGTCAGTCGTGCGAAACCTGCATAGCCTGCGGCATAGCCTGCGGCATAGCCTGCGGCATAGCCTGCGGCATAGCCTGCGGCCTCTCACTCGTCGCTCTCACTCGTCGCTCTCGGCGTCCATCTCCCCGAACACCGCGACGCCGCCGAAGTGTGTCGAGCGGCCGAGCTGCTGGAAGCGATCGGCCGGGATCACGCCCGGCACCGCCAGCGCCTCGGACTCCGTGTAGCCGATGCTCCGCACCTCCACATCCACGCGCCCGCCGATCGCGTCGGAACACTTGACGAACGCGCCGACGGTCGAGTCCCAATAGTCGTCGTGCGCCGCGTAGGGAAACCCACAGATTTCCTCGAACAGCTCCGCGTTCCAGTCCCCCACCACATAGGCCACGTTCCGCGCCTCGGCCTGATCCCGCAGCGGCTCACCGCGCAGCTCCTTCGACATGCCCAGCGGCGCCTCCGTGCGCACCCGGTGCCCGGCCAGCTTGCCCACGAGGGCCTTCGTGCGATCACGCCCACCGCCCCCGCTGTCGCGCTCAAGCCAGGTCGTCACGAAGTTTTGCCCGAACCGCGCCGCGTCGTCGGCCGTGACTTTGACGATATGGTCATCCCGCTTCTTCGGGCTCATCTGGCCGCCCGTCGCGTCGGCAATCACGAACAGCGTCAGCTTACTGCCGTTCTCGGCCGTGTCGCTCCCCGCGTCCATCGTCACCGCCAGCATCAGCGTCGAGCGCGTAAAGTCCGGGTCGTGCTCCGTGGCGTCCTCCTTCGCCGTCGCCGCCAAATCCCAATAGCGCACCGCCGCGAGGATCCCCACCTTCGGCATCGCGTGCAGCGCGCGGAACCACTCGCGTTTGAGCAGAATACCGGCCTTCGGCTTCGGCCGCGCTTGATACATCGCCGACCAGTAGTAGGCGCCCATGCTCTGCCGCTTTCTGAGCAGCACCGTGCGCGGGTACCGCTCCTCGCACAGCGCCTCCCCCTCGGCGCGCGGATCGGGTTCGAGCGTACACGTGGGCGGCACGAAAAACTTCTCACTTGTGTCGCGCAGCGCGTCGAGCGCGATAATGTGCCACCGCTCCGGGTACGTGCCCTCGCCCGACGTTTCGCGCCGGAGCAGCCAGTTCGCCAGGTCATCCTCGTGCCACGGCGTCATCACGATCACGATCGACGCGTTTGGCTCGGCGCGCGTCGAGAACGTGCCCTGCCACCACTCTTTTTGCTTCTCGCGGATCGTGACCGACTGCGATTCCTCGGAGTTTTTGAGCGGGTCGTCAATGATCCCCAGGTGGAACCCCTTACCCGTGATCGGCCCCCCCACGCCCGCCGCCCACATGCCGCCCGACGCGGCCGTGCCGATCGTGCGCACCGCCGTCTCGTCGCGCAGCGCGCCGAGCTTCCCGCCCGCGCGCACGAAGTTGTCGCGCGCCGAGCGCGCCAGCATCCCCGCCAGGTCCGACCCGTAGCTACAGAGTCCCACCCACCGATGCGGGAAGCGGTACTGGTAGTAGGCCGAGAACAGGCGCGACACCAGTTCCGACTTCCCGTGGCGCGGCGGCGCGAAGATCATCAGACGCGACAGGCGGCCCTCAATCACATCCATCAGCCGCGCCTCGATCCGCTCGCCATAGTCGTACCAGCGGTAATCCGGCTTCGCGCGCGCCACAAACTCGCGGAACGGAATCGGATCGGGCGCCGGGGCGACATGCGCCAGCAGCCGACCCATTTCGATCTTGAACGCCGGCGGCAGGAGCGGCAGCAGCACCCCCATGCGCGCCAGGTGCGCAGCACTAAACTGCCGACGCTCTAACTGGCCGATCAAATCCGACGCCTCCACCAACGCCGCGCGCGTCGCCGCCTCGGCCGCCCGGTCCGCCTCGCGCCTCTGGGCCTGCCGCCCCGCCGCACTCACCCGCACCATGCCTACGCGTCCGCTTCTTCGGTCGTCAGTGCCACCGACGCGACCACCGACGCCTGCTTGTCGGCCAGCGTCCGCAGGCGCGCCAGGAGGTCGTCATCACTCAGAAACGCGTTCGTGCGCGTCTCCACCGGCCCGCCGTCCGCGCCCGTCATCTCGACACGCTGGTTTGGCTGGTACCCGAGCACACGTTCCTCAAAAAACCGCGCGTGCCCAAGCGAACCCATCACCGCCTGCTGATAGACCGCCTGACGAACCCGGCTCTTGGCGATCGCGAGCCCGTGCGCGCGGAAGCTCTGCACCTTCTCCAAGTGCGCGTGCAACGTCTGTTCACTGATCCCCAGGAGCACGCTCGTCTCGTCGATGGACATGCCGAAACCGGCGTAGGCCATGATCTGCTCTTTTTCGGCCTCGGACGGCTCCCACGCCGGCACCCCGTCGGCACCGGGCGCCTTGACGTATTCCTCAGTCGTTTTTGCGCGCGGACCACGCCGCCGCCGTTCTTTCTCCTTCGCACGCCGCGCGCGCTCGTCGCGTTTCTTCGCGTTGCGGATCGCGCGACGCATCGTGTCCTTCTCCTCCTTCGTCAGCCGCGCCCCGACGCCGCCGCCGTGCGCCGCGAGGCCCACCGCACGCGCGGCCAGTTCCTCGGCGCTGTACGAGGCGCGTTTCCGGCGATCGGGCTTTCCGGGTGCGGGCTCCCCGCCGGCGACGGGAACGACCGATGCCCCGGCCGAATCCGCGTTGTTTTGCGGCTCGACCGGGGCGCTCAGGTCCGTCTCTGCTTCCGCACCAGGTGCGGGTGCTACTTCGTCATCCGTCTCGTCACTCACGCCGCGCGTTGGTTAAAGGGCCGCGTGCCTTCCCATTGGCAGCCCCGTCCCCCTCCGCGCGATGCGACCTCGACTCAGGAGTCGTTGACCGCCATCAAGCGGGAGTTGGGTCCACTGGTCAGCGGAACCAACTGGAACCGGCGACGACCGCGCATGACGATCGCGCCCGGCTGATTACGACCGCCACGCTCGATGATGCCCTCACTCCGCGCCGAACGCCGGTTCGCCGTCACCGAGCGGTTGAACGCGCCTTCCTGCCGGCCAACATTGCGGCGGCCCCGAACGCCCAAAACGCGGTTGACCGCGCGGCTTCTGCCTCGTGCCATGATGCACCCCTCGCGACATCGGTCGCGGGTTATGTGTGTCAGGCGGCGCGTGCGTTCTCAGTGGCTCTCCGCACTCGGCCGGTGCCACTCGCATACGCGAATCGCCCGCCCAAGTGACCCCATGCTACAGGGCACCAGGCGAGCGATAGTGCGAAACGTGCAAACAAACGCGGTGCGATCGCCCCTACTCGTCGCGGCGCCACCGATACGAGGCCCCGAGCGGCGGGGGCAGCACCGTCCGGCCGGCGCCGTCGCGTGTCAGATCAACGAACGGCGCGTCATTCGGGTACGTCGTCACGAAGCGCCCCCCGTCCACGAGGCCGGGGAACGCGGCATCGTCCGCGCTGAACGTTACCTGCGACCCCTGCCGGCGGTACGTGCCGCGCCGAACGATCGTGTTCAGCGCCACCAGGCCCGCCACCCCGCCCGCGCGATGCTCGACCCGGAGCACATGCGTAAACGCACCGTCGCGGCGCAGATCGAGCACGCCGCCCACCACGCGCGTTATGCCCGGCGGCGCGCCGAACGACACCCACGCCCCAGGCACCGGCCCCCCGTCCACCGACACCATCGTGTACTGCCCGGCCATCGCGTCACTGCTCGGCGCCGTTGTGCCACCACACGCGGCGGCCATCGTCGCCATGATCCCCGCCGCGAGTGCGCCCGCTCTGCTCGGTCCCATCATCCACCCCCATGCGTGAGAACGGGGCGCCGTCGTGGCGCCCCGCGTCCTTCCCTACTCGAACCGTGGGTCAAACCCCTCGGGGACGCCCGGTTCCGGCGGCTCCGGCACTTCCAGCGCCAGCTCCGCCCACTGCTCCAACACGTTGCCGCTCGGGTCCGTCAGGTTCGTGCGCGGGATCGGATGCCCGATCGCGTCGGCGAACTCGTAGCCGTCGGCCCACTGCCCGATCCACTCCACATCATCCGGCACCTTGCTCAAAAACAGCTCCAAATCGGCAGTATTGGCGAACACCAGGCCCACCCAATACGAAATCTCCGTGGCTTGCGTGCGGCGCGCCTGCTCCTTCCGCTTCTTCTCGTAAAACTCGGCGGCCGTCAACTTCGTCGCGAGCTTCGGGTCATCAAACTGCGCCTGCAACTCCTCCAACTCCTCCCGGTCCTCGACCTCGATCGCCAGCGGCTCGCCCGGCGGCCGCTTCGTCATGTCCGGCATCGACGCCGTGATCGGCCCCTGCGTGTTTACACGGCCCGACAGGCTCACCGAGCCCGCCCCGAGCGACATCGGACCCGCCCCGAGCGACATCGGCCCGCCGCCGAGCGACATCGGCCCGCCGCCCAGCGCGTTCCCCTTCGGCGTGATCGTGCTCGGCCGTTTCATCTTCGCCATGTTCGCCGCTCCCTACAGTGTGAAGGTTGACGCTTGGCGCATCGCGCGCTCTTGCGCCTTGAAACTGAACTCGTACCGCAACAGCTCGGCCTCGATCGCCGGAAACAGGCGCAACACCCGCGCGTAGTCGTCCGGGTAGTGTTTGCGCAGCGGCGCCAGGAACCGATAGTCCAACCCGTCACCGCTGAACGAGCGGCCGAAGATGCGGTAATCCGTCAGGAGCCGCGTCTGCGTCTCAATCAATGCCTGCCGCAGCCGCTCGCGCGACCAGTCGAATACCGGATACAGCACGTTGCGCGTGCGCTGGTACACGCCCGATTTCTTCAAGCTCGCCGCGCGGAAAATGGAATCGTCCATGCGGATCCCGACGACGGTCGGCACGGACTTGCCCCACCCCAGGTCACGCCGCACTTCGCGCGAAATCGAATCGAACGACGGCGGCTCGGTCGGCTCCCACCGATGAATCAACGGGATGCGGTGGAACGGCTGATACGCATAGAAGCCGAGGCGCGTCATAATCCCGCGACCCTGCACACGCGTGATCCGCGTATCCCATAGCGCCTCGTAGTACGCCAGCCCCTCCTCCATGATGCGCAGGCCGGGCACAATGTACATGTGGTACAGGTGCAAGTCAGTAAACCCCGCCTTTCGCAGCGCCAGGACACACCCTACCGCGTCCTTGCCGGCCGAGAACGACACGAGCGCGCGGCCCTTGTAAATGTCGCACAGAATCGGCAGCGCCTCGTCGCTCGACATCTCGTGAATGTTCATCGGGACATCCACCCCGAACCGGGGCGTCACCCGGCCCTTCTGCACAATCGTCGTCGGCGCCGCGCCGCCCGCCTTCGATCCCTCACCCATCGCACACCTCACCCTCGACACGCGTCGCGTACCACGCCGCGTCACGCGGTGTGTACAACATGCCCACGCCCTCGCCCTCGCGCACCACGAGCGGCCCGGCACGCTCGGATTCCAGTAGATCGACCACCGCGTACAACTCCGCGAGCGACAGCCCCTTGAACAGCGCGGCCGCCTCGGCATCCCGCTCGGGGAACGCCATCGACGCAAACGCCCACAGCATCCCCACCTGCTTGTCACTCGAAAACGACACGCCATCGCACGCCAGGCGCAGCTTCGCCAGCCATGCCGGATCAAGCGCCCCGAGGCGCACCCGCAGCGCCTCGCTCACCACATCAAGCATTTCGTAGTACCGCAGCAAGTCCCGGCGCACCACCGACGGCGCCGGCATCAGCGATGTCGCCCGCGCGCCCACCGGGATCGCAAAGTCGGCCAGGCGCAGCGAAATCACCGCATCCCGCGCCAGCAGCTCCACCGGCGACACCTCGCCCGTAATGGGTGCCGCACGCGGCAATCGCTGCGGGCGCACCGACACCACCGGGCGCCCCTTGCCCGATGGTTTTCCGGCTCGTTTCTTCGTTGTAGTTTTCATACCGTACAAGATAGGCCCCGTGTCGGTTGTCGTCAACATGGCATTACCCTACGTGAACGACGCGCAACAGGCGCATCTCGGTGTAGCCGGTCGAACAGTCGGCGCCGTCACGCTCGCCGTGCTCGTAGTGGTCGCAGTGCGACTCTCTCGTGTCCGGCATCGACGCCCACTCCGCGAACGTGCGTAGCTCGGCCGTCTCACGCGGCTCGGCGTCCAGCCACTCGCCCGTCACCCGATCCGCACGCACCTCGAACACCGGGTAGAGGCGCGGAGGCATGAACAGCGACAACGGCAACACCGTGCGCGACCACCCCGAGGGGATGCCAGGCTTGTCCACGCCGTTGTACTGCACCGGCACCTCGCGGCCCACCACCTCGCGCATCGTGGCGACCGCGTAGCGCAGCGCGTCCACCCCCTCACTCACCGGCACGCTCGACGCGCCGTCCAGCTCCACGTAGTTGAAACGGGGCACCACCATGTAGCGATTGGGCAAATACTGGCCCTCCTGCGGCTCGAAGCGCACTAGGATGTTATTGGCGTCCGTCGGTTGCATCACTCCCCCCCTCCAATCAGCCCGGCCAGGCGCCGGGCGTGCCACTCGGCACTATTGCCGAGCTTGCGCGTGAACCCGCCCCGCGTCGGGCTCCACAGGAACCCCGCCGAGCGCATCAACTTGTAGTGCTCCGTGCTCAAGCGCGCCGGGAACACCAGCGTCACCCGGTTATCGTCCGGGTCGATCGTCAGCACCACGCCGCCGGCCAGCTCGTCCCGGCTCGCCTCGACCGCCCGCGTCTCCTCAATCACCTCGACCCGCTTGGCCGCCGCGCGAATCCGGGCGCCCACGTTCGATAGCGACCAGGCCGGGAAAGGCTGCTTCTCCCACGAATACGCCGCCTCGATCACCGGCGCCCACGCCGCCAGCCCCTTCCCCGTCGCGGCGATCAGCCCGGCGTCGTCCTGCTTCTTCCACGCCGCATTGGCCGCCTTCATCTGGTCCCGTTTCCGTTCCAGGTCCGTCCGCTTGTCCGTCAACTTCTCCACCGCCTCCGGGTCGTCCGACGAAATGCCGGCCGACCCGACCGACGCCGCGCGTCGTTCCAGCTCGTCGGCCTCCTTCGCCCGGTCGCACGCCTTCCGCAGCCGGGCGTCCGACTTCGCCAGCGCGCCCCGGTGCCGCTTCTCGGAATGGTGCCCTACGAGAATCGGCTGCCCGAACGGGATCCCCGCCACAGCGTCGCGGCTGGCCTGAAACGCCGCGTCGCTCTCGGCTCTCGCCCGCTCGGCCGCCCGTTCCAGGCGCGCCCGGCGGCGCTCTTGGGTTGCCTCGTAGGCGTTCACGGCGCCACCTTCGCCGTCAACGCCGCCAGGGTCGCCGCCACTTCCGCGCTCGCCGGGTCCACCAGATACGCAGCCGCCAGCGCCCACGCGTCCGTCAGGATCGCCGCCGCCACGCTCCCCGTCGCCTTGTCGCTCCGCCGCGCTGCGGCTCGGAGCACCCGGCTCAGCGGCTTGTCGCGCGGCTCGGGGCAAAACATCACGAACGTTTCCGACTCCAACCCGCCAACCGGCTGCGACACCCGCGCCGGCTGCACATGCAGCATGATCCCGCGCCGCACCGAGTGGTACACCCGTACGGTTACCGCCCGCGTCCCCTCGTCGGTTACGTCTCCCGCGTCGAGCACCCGCACGCGCCAGGTCGGCCCCTCGCCCCGCATCGACTGCTCGACGCGCCACGGCGCCACGCTCCCGGCCATCATCGGGCGGCCCGCTTCGTGCCCAGCAACGCATTGGCCGCGCGCGCCGTGTCGAACAGCCAGAACGAAAAATCGTCCACGCCCTCGAACACATTCGGGTGCGCCTTGAGCGTCGCCTGAAATAACTCGCGCTGCGCGAACAGCCACGACGCCGCCGCCAGGCCCATCGCCGCGTCGGTCGTCGCGGCGCCGTACTCGGCGCCGATCGAATACTCGTAATAGTGCTGGTGCCGCACCACGCCCGCGTCTTTCAACTCGTGCGGAAACAGCAACCGCCCGCGTCGGCCAGGTGCCGCCTTGCTCGTTTTCGTCATCGCCCACCCCGGAAAAAAACGTGAATCCTGCGCTCGCCAGGCTCGCCGCCCGACGCAAGCCGTACGGCTTGTGTGTACAATGTAATACATAAACCGACCGAACGCAATACCGGCCGTCGCCGGGGCCGTCGCCTATCGTCCAGGGTGTCGGCTACCGTCCAGACCGCCGGGGCCGGGGCCGGTGCTCGGGGCCGGTGCCGGGGCCGGTGCTCGGTGCTCGGTGCTCGGTGCTCGGTG